CCTGCAATAGCCCCGGGTTGCGCCGGGGCCGCCCCCACCCAACACCATGTACACCACAAAGATCATCCGGCGCAACGCCGACGCTGACCCGAGCCTGCTCGGTGTGCAGCTTGGTCGCCTGTGCATTTACAAGCTCGTCCCTGTCAACCGGATAGCTGCAGATTTGGGCGTGACCAAGGCAGCGGTCTACTCGTGGTTCTCAGGCCGGCGCGATGTCTCGAAGCACTTGCGCCCCAAGGTCGAAGCGTATTACCGTTCGACCCTCGCCTTGCCCTGACCGGGCATCTATGCACCGTCCATGACGCTCGCCGCGTCCGTGGCTAACCCCGTGTCCCCATGTCTCCACAAGAGTTCCTTGAGAACGTACTACCACATGGCACGCGATACTCCCTCAGGCTAGTCAAGAAGATCCCGCTTAAAGAAGCTCTGGTATACAACCGCATGTACACGTCCGCTGCTGATATGGCGGATGCGGTAGAAGAATTTAACAATAACGGGTGGGATGTCTATTACGCTACTGCAGGCTTCGGTGCAGCCAAGGAAGCCGACGCTGACAACGCAGTCGCCAAGAGGGAGTTCTATGTCGATGTAGATTGCGGGCCTAAGAAGCCCCATGCTAATAAGGCCGCTGGCCTTACAGCTCTACGTGAGTTTTGTAAGACAGTAGGTCTACCGAAGCCCACGCTGATCGACTCAGGTAATGGCATTCACGCACACTGGTATCTCCAAGACCCGGCACCGATCCATGAGTGGAAGGCGACAGCCGAAGCCCTGAAGGCCCGTTGTGTCAAAGAAGGTTTTGAAGTTGACGGCGCGTGCACCGCCGACATCGTTCGGGTACTGCGCATCCCCGGTACCCTAAACCGGAAGAATGACAGCCCTGTCGCCCTGCTCACGCCGGTCAAGTACCACGCCTTCGAGTCCATCCGTGATGCCCTCGGTGCCCCCGAGGTGGACATGTTTGCTCAAGCCCGTGCGCTGTCGGGTGGCGTGTCCGACGAGACCAAGAAGCTCTACATCGACCCCAACCGGGTCAGCAAGTTCGAGACTATCTGGATCAAGTCCAACAACGGTGAAGGCTGTGCGCAGATTGCTGAGGCGGCGAAGAACCAAGAGTCCACCCCTGAGCCCGTGTGGCGTGCTGTGCTGTCGATTGCTCAGCACTGTGAAGACCGGGACTGGGCCATACATGACATATCGAAGAACCACCCCAACTACAGCCCTGAGGAGACTGAGCGCAAAGCTGCACTGACCAAGGGCCCCTATACCTGTGAGACCTTTCAAGGACTCGACAACGCAAAGCTCTGCGCCGGGTGCCCGCACCTCGGCAAGATCAAGTCCCCGATCCAACTGGGCTCTGAGATCAAAGTAGCACCGCCTGAGCCCGTGCAAGTGGAGAGTGCTGACGGCACCATCGAGATCCCTGCTTACCCTTGGCCCTTCTTCCGTGGTACCCACGGCGGTGTGTATCAAGAGGTCAAGTTTGAAAACGACGCTAGGCGCGTCAAGATCTACGACCACGATGTCTATATCTACAAACGCATGCGTGACACAACGGGCGGGGGAGATACGCTGTGGGTTAGGCACCATCTTCCCCACGGCGACATTCGTGAGTTCAGTCTCCTCCAAAGCGAGATCGCAGCGTCAGACAAATTCAGGGAGGCAGTGAACCGGGAGGGAGTCATCGCGTTTGAGCCTAAGCAACTCATAGCGCTGCAGCAGATGTTCGGGCTGATGATCCGAGACCTTCAGTTCAAAGAGAAAGCTGACAATATGCGTACAAGATTCGGCTGGACACAGGACAACACTTTCGTCGTCGGCAACCGTGAGTACACCAAGCGGGGTGTGGTCTACACCCCCGTAGCCAAGCCTGTCGAGCACTACGTGCCGTGGTTCACCCCCAAGGGCACCCTGGAGAAGTGGACTGAGATTGCGCAGCAATACGACCACCCTGACATGGACTACCATGCGGCGGGTTTGCTCGCAGGGTTCGGCAGTGTGCTGATGAACTTGTCGCCTGAAAACGGCGGCATCATCAACTTCTATTCCAAGCGCTCGGGCACCGGCAAGACGACCATCCTGCGGATGGCGCTTTCGATCTTCGGAGACCCCATGTCTCTGATGAAGGATGCACAAGACAAGACCCTGACCAAGGTGCACCGGCTCGGGCTGATGAACGGCATTGTCGGCACCCTGGATGAGATGACCAACGCCGACCCGCATGAACTGTCGGATCTGGTCTACAACAACACGCAGGGGCGTGGTCGTGATCGCATGGAGGCGGGACGCAACGCAGAGCGTGTCAACAATATACGCTGGAAGCAGATGTCTATCTGGTCTAGCAACTCCTCCGTTGAGGACCGACTGTTGATGATCAAGAGCGACCCAGCGGGAGAACTGGCGCGTATCCTCGAAATCCACCTCCGTACACCCGTTCCCTCTGACGTGCTAGAGAAGCAGAAGCTCTTCAATGCACTGCTCGATAACTACGGTCATGCCGCTGACGTCTTCCTCCGCTATATCATCCCGAACTTAGATCAAGTTAGGACCGTTTGGGAAAACACACGGGACGCAATTTACTCTAAGGGCCAATGGACTCAGACTGAGCGTTTCAAGCTGAACAACGTGGTGTGTATCGTTACCGCTGGGTTGATAGTCAATAGCCTTGGGCTTGTCAAGTTCAACGTCAGTCGCATTATGGAGAAACTCCTGAAGTGCGTAAAGCAGGCGACGTTTGAACAAGAGATGTCCGCGACCTCGACAGTTGGCACCGTGGCGACCTACATCAACAAGAACATCCGCAACGTGCTAATTATCAACAAGAAGCCCACTGCTGTGGGTATCAACGACAGGCCGATCCTTGAGCCGCTGGGTGAGTTGCTGATCCGCTACGAGCCTGACAGCGATGCACTGTTTATCTCCAAGAAAGAGTTCACCAAGTGGTGCGCTCAGAGTTTCATCAACGTAAAGGAGTTGTACGGCTCGTACAAGCAGGAGACTGGTGGTGAGATGACAATCACCAAGAAGCGGATGGGTGCTGGCTGGCGTGCGGACTTCGGCGTTGTCGATGTCATCCAATTCACCGAGGCCAAGAAGCACCTGAACCTCGATGCCCAAGACTTCCCCCTCGAAGCCACCTCGGCTGGTTGACAGCCGACTGGTGCACAACGGGGCTGAGTACCGACTCCCGGAGTGGTTGGCACCGGGCCAGAGTTTCTTCTTGCCGACGCTGAAGCCCAAGTACCTTGCCGAGGAGGTCAAGGCCCACTATGCGCAGCGCGGCATGCAGATGGTGTACCAAGAGCGGATCGAGGCTGACCTGCTTGGCATCAGGGTCTGGAGGGTGCTATAGTCGCGCCGCTGGTGCATGACGGCCAGCATCTCCCTCCTGTGTTGGCCCCCGGGTTGAGCTTGCTCCCCGGGGGCTCTTTTTATTGGCTCGCGTCCATGATGCGCTGTTCCTCAGCAACCTGACGGCGCAGTCGATACACAGCCCGGGCGAGGTCATTCTGCTGAGTGCGCAGATCGTTGATGAGCAGGCGGCGCTCTTCAGGGGTCAGGTCGGTCATCTTGTCAATGGCCCGTGCCTGGGCGTTCAGCTCGCGGATGGCTTCCATCGTGCTACGCACCTCACTGCGTGCGACGTAGAGACCAAAGTTGGACTTCAGGTACTTCTCCGCGTCGTCGGGGTCGCTCTTGAGCTTGCGGTTGTAGGTGTTATAGACCTGCTCCGTAGACCTGTCGAGGTTGTAGATCTCGTCAAGGAAGCGCATCCCCACAGGGTCTTTCATCACAGCGGATGCACCCGTGAGTTGAGCGGTCAGCGTTTGATGCAGCGGGCGGTCAGTCCGCGTGGGGTTGACCATGACATCAGCGACGCTGAGAGCGATGCCAGCAGACATGCCGAACATGCCGCGCACCAAATTCTCCAGCATGATCGGGGAGACCTTGAGAGCTTCAATCCCCGTTGACGTTGCGATATCCGTCATGGTCTTCGAGACCTCTCTCAGCGCCTCCGATGTGCCGGTGCCGTACCGCTCAGACGGATCAAGCGCCAACTGTGCTTGAGACTCCAGTGGCCGACCAAGGAAGAACGAGTAGTTGACGAGGTTCTCAAGAATAGGCTTCAGAACCTGCGGTGTGATGTTGGGGGACGAGAAGATGTCCACGCCGGAAAGCATCAGTTCCTTTAGCACCCGCATGCCGTCGCGCTCCTCGGGGGTACCCTGGAGCTTGTAGTACTGCACCACACGTTCAGGAATAGCCTTGAAGAAGAACGACAGTTCAGCGGGTATTGGCATGGCCGGCACGAAGCCGAGTTCCTTGCCGCCCGGGAGAATCCAGTTGCGATCCCGAACGTGGTCAGGCAGGTTCTGGTACTCCTCGTCGTCGGACATCAGCAGTGCGTAGGCGAAGCCCATCGCAGTCAGCACGCCCATGCGCTTGTAGAACAGGTTCCGGGCGTAGCCCGTCGTTGCGCCGATGGTGCGCTGTGCGCTCGGACTGCCTGCCGCCGCCAGGAGGAGCTTGTCCATCGACCGGGCATAGGCGTTGAAGAAGGGGATGGTGCGGATGAGATAGTCGGTAGTTCGCGCTGTGCCCCTGCGGCTGAAGTTGATGATCTCCCGGGCGCGTAGCTCAGCCAGCGCTTTGTCGCCCGTCTCCTTCATCGTCTGGTTGAAGATCGCCTCACGCACAGACACGTCCGATGCCTTGGCACCGGCCTCCATGATGCGCATGATCGCCTTGCCGACCGAACGGGGTGCGAGCCCGGTCTCTTGCAAGATGTCTCGGACGTTGTCACCGACGATGGTGTCGTAGGCAGGCACCACGCCTGACTTGGCAAGCTCCTTCACAGCGGCGGACTGAGTACCCTTGATCTCATTCCACCAGTTTCGAGGGAAGTTAAGCAGGATGCGCGGCAGCATCGCCCCAGGGTTCTTGACCCCGGAGTGCACATACGCCCGGGTAATGTCGTCCAGCACCTGCTTGATGGCGAACGGCGGCGTGGCAGTCACACCGACGCGCAGGAACTGTGAGAACTTCTGAGCAGCCTTGATGAAGCCTGGGATGTTGTTCGTCGGTGCACCCACAAACGCCGCGAGGTTGGCAGGGTCAGGGACGTAGAAGGTCTTACGCTGCCCCTTGATGTACGTCGGTACGAGCGCACCGCGCTTATTATTGTCAACGGCGTCAGGTTTAGCGACGAACTCAGCGTAGCCTAGCAGCTCCATTTCAGACAGCGCGGTGCCAACCGCATCTGCCTTCATGGACTCATTGACCATCCAATTCATGAGGTTGGAGAACCTCGTGACGGGGTTTTCGGTCTGTCGTTCCTTGGAGCCCTTAAATTCCTTGATCTGCTTGAACGCTGCGAGTTTGACATTCGACGGCGCGTCGGGGCGCTGCATCAGGTTGTCGAACTCATCAATACGAGAGAAGGGGATGTAGCCCGTAGCTTCCTTCCACTCTTTGGCCTTCTCAGCCGTGATGCGCCCGGAGTCCACCATCGTGTCGATCAGAGCGAAACGGATGGCGTCGAGCTTCTCGCTCACTCCCTTGATGAACGCGTCTGCCTGGAAGGCGTCTTCCGCTGCCTTGGCTTCCTCGGGCGTCAGGAAGAACTCGATGTCTTTCTCGACCTGCGGGTCGTTCATCAGCTCGTATTCGCGGTGCGCAGCCAGCGACTCACCGATGTCTTTGAGGAAGGTCTCAGGGTTGACGCCCCGGGCCTTGGCCTCAGCAGCGATGCTCTCCAGCACCTGCTTGTAGCTGATGTCCTCATCCTTGTACTTCAGCGTGTCAACGCTGAGCAGTCCGGTGGGGTCGCGGCGCATGGTGCCGAACTCTTGCACCTCCTTGGCGAAACGCGGCGCGTCCAGTGCCCGGGACATGAGGAACACCGGGTTGTAGTCCCCCCGGTTGTCGCGGATACGGTTGCCGTAAGCCTTGGTGAAGATATAGTCCACGCCCGCGAGGTTGTCCATCGCCTTGGCACGGAAGCCAATAGCTTTGTTCCCGCCGAACTTGGCGTCGAGCTTGTCCTTTAGAGTGGACTCTTCTTTTTCTCCGACAAGACCGCGCTGCACCGCTGCCGTAGGTGCTCCGGTTTCTGGACCCTTAGTTTGATACTCGCGTCCAACGCGAAGTAGGCTATCAACCGACGCAACCGCTTCTACCAATGCAGAACTGTCTCCGGCACCGAGCTTGAGTAGCTTGCGGACGGATTGCACAAAGGCAGTCCATGCGCTTCGAGTCTGGTACCTAATCATGCCTAGCTTTTTCTGAAACTGCGGATTCGACATCGCTTCCGATGCGAATTCAGCCACACTAGACATCCCGTACTCTTGCGAAAGAGTAGGGTATTTGTTGTTTAGAAAGTCAAAGAGCTTCTTAAGATCACGGTATCCCGCATCATTACGCAGACCTTGCTCATTAGCAACTATTAGTTTATGGACAAAGGAGTGTGTAGTCTCATGCAAGACCGTATGTGTATCTACCTGCCCATCCGCAATAGTGATAGTATCCGTAGCTGGGTCATACTGTCCGCTGCCTTTGACGCGTTCTTGCGGGGCTACCTCGATCTTTGGAAGGCCAAGGTATCTACCAAGCCCTGCAAACCTGCCAGCAATCTCTTGGTCTAACGGCGTAGCCTCAGGCGTTTCACGAACTGCGCGAAGGGCACCTTCAGCATCCCCGTTTTCTACTGCATCGGTAAGTTTGGGCGACACAACGCCTGGAGTTGGACGCGCTGGTAACTCCGCAGGGGCGTATCTAGCAATCAGATCCTGCGCAGCCTTGATACTCTCAGGCTTGTTCTTAACCCGCTCACCCTCTGCGTCAGTATGCTGTGCATAAAACGCGTCATACTCGTCTTGAGAGATCCTGCCCGATACCCGCTCGATTTGCTCAACGAGGTCGGCGCGTTCGGCGGCGGTGAGTTTGGCAGGGGCCTGCGCCTCTGGCGCAGGAGTTACTGCAGCGGGTTGCTGTCCTTCTCCAGCAGCAGATGGTCCAGCATCCGGCTCAAGAGGAACCACTCTGCTTGGTTCAGCTTCTCCAGCCCCTGCGGGGGCGGCTCCTGCACTGGGCTCGCCAGCCACTGGAGCGCCTGCTCCACTTGTTTCGGGCTCAGTTCTGACAGCACTTGGGGTCTCCGGTTCGGGCGCAGCCGCCACGGGCGGCGCAGCGGTGGGCACCTCAGGTGCCGGTTCGGGCGCAGCCACCACGGACGGCGCGACGGTTGCCGTAGGCACCGTGGGCTCAGCGAAACGCTCTTTGAACTCCGTCAGCTTGGCACGCGACTCCTCGCTACCCAGACCCTTGGTCAGATAGCTTTCGATGTCCGCGAGGACAACGTCCCGCTGCGCGGGGTCGTGCATGTCCTTCCCAAGCATGCGTCGGTAGATCGGCTGCTTCTTGGTGATGCCCAGCGTGTCAATGTCGGCGGGCTGCAGGCCGGTTGCAGGGGCACCCGCCTTACGGACCTTGGGCTCTTCGGCTTCCGCCGTAGGCGTCGTCGGTGCCGTGGGCGGCGTCCATCGCCCACCACCAATCTCAAGCAGACGGGCATCAAGCTCATCGAATCTGCGACGCGCAGGGCTCTTCAGTGCCGGGGGCTTGCCGTTGACCAGCGTGTCTTCACGCTGCTGGCGCAGTCGAGCGATCTCTTCACGACGTGCCTGAGTGGGATCGAACTCTTCCCGAGGTGATACACCCGCTGCCGCTGCCTCCTCGGCGCTGAGGAACCCTTCAGCGGCTCGCTTGCCACCAATACGTTGCTCAGCATCCTCGCGTTGCCTGCGCCCACGCTCAGCCTCCAGAGCTTTGATCGCCTCGTTGCGCTCCTTGGTAGCAGGCTGCTGCTTCAGCGCCTCGATTGCCTGCGTCAGCTTCGGGTAAGCCTCAGAGATTGACTGCGTCAGCGTCTCGTCAATCGTGGCCTGCGCGGTGTTGGTCGGTGCGGCACGGGCGGCTTCCTGCTCGGCCTTGGCCTGCTCCCGCTGTGCCTTGGCAACGTCAATCGCCGTCTGGCCTTCGGGCGGGGCAGGCTCACCAGCACCCGCACCCCGGGCTCGACGCCCGAGAGCCAAGTCAAGAAGACCCTGCGCCAGACCACCCACGGCACCGCCGTAGGCTGCTTGCTCGCCAAGACCCTCGATGAGCGCTTGATCCGGCTTGTAGACCCCTCTGGCAATCATGTTCTGGGCAAGGCCCGACGCAGCTTCCTGAGCGGCTTCTTCACCACCCGCCAGCGCGACACGCTTGACGCGGTCCACCGCCGTCAGCACTTCCCCCTCGGGGATGCGCTTGAGAATCCTGAACGGGGCGAAGACTTCCAAGGCCCCTGGGATGGTGCCCAGCGCGGTCGCTGCGGCACGCTGCTCTTCAGTGGCACCCTCGGTCTCGGCTCGCGTCCGCGCCTCGCCTGCGCCGGCTCCAACGCCAAGGCCCACGGCACCCGCACGCCCCGCCAGACCCAACGGGCCTAACCCCAAGAAGGGGATGAACGAACCCGCAGCCTCACCGAACTTACGCCCGACGGTGCCTTCGTACCCCGGAGCCGGGGCGAAGGGTGCCTTGGCAGCGCCAGCTACCCCAGCGATGGCTTCACGCGCTGCGCGTTCTTGCTCCTGCGGCAGGAGGGCTGAGGCCCCAATCGCGGCTTGCTCTACGAGCCCAATCGCACCGGGGATGACACCTTTGAAGGCTTCGCCTACTTGGCCGAGAAAGGTCGTCTCGGGGGCTTGCCCCGCTTCCGGTGCCTGCGCCAGCACCGCTTGGATGACCTGCTCTCGTGTCGCACCCGGTGGCCCCTCGATCTGATAGGTCTTGCCGTTGGGGGCCGAGATGCGATAGGTCGTCATGGTTTTGGCACAACTTGGTGTTGACCCCACCCTTGAGTTTGGGTGGTAGCGCCCGGCGCAGGGCCGGGGGTTGGACTCATTCTAGCCACATCGTATTCTTGAGCAAGCTTATTGATGGCTGCTTCAGCATCCCGGACACGTTGTTGCAGTTTGGGGTTGTTCGGCGCGGTGTTCAGAAGACCGACTGCTTCTTCGTAGGCTTTCGCCAATCCTGCATACCTAGGATCTGCACGCATAGTCTGCATGCGCCTGAGTTCAGCGGATTCATCAGCGCCTGCGGCGCGGGTGCCAGCGGAAGCCTCCGCAGCTCGGGCAGTGCGCTCTTGCGCACCGACTTGGCGTCGCTTGACCTCAAGGTCCTCCTGCTTAAACTGCAGATCAACCAAGGTAGCTTGGATCTGAGCTTTGATCTCAGCCTGCTTGATCTGGGCTTCACGCACTGCGCGGTCATCGCCTTCAGCGCGGGCCATACGCTCCCGGGCTTGCGTCAGCGCCAGATCAGAACGCAGTTGAGCGAGCTTATCCCGGGCATCGCGGACACGCGCTTCACGGCCCGCACGGGTCTTGGCAGCGCCCGCACCCATCGCCATCAGCGCCTCACCAAGGCGCATATCACCGCTCATACCCGACAGCATCGCTGCCAACGCTTCAGGGTCTTCAAAGATCCCACGCTTTTGCTGTGCCTCCAACTCGCGGAGTTGTTGTTCAGCAGGGTCCAGAGCGGTGCGCGATACGCGGTCGTACTCCGCCCGGGCCGCAGCTACTTCAGGAGACACCGCACCGCGTTGACCGACAAGGTCCGCCAAGGCTCTTTGTGCAGCGCTGAGGTTCGATAGGTCAATTTGGCCTGCGGCAGGGGCAGGGCCTGCACTGGCACTGGGGCCAACACCCGAAGGGCCACCAGCACCAGCACCAGCACCCGGAGGGCCACCAGCAGAGGGTGTCGGGGATGAGATTCTCTTAAGCGGAACGGAAGCGGGCAGGGGCGGAAGGGGACCAGTATCCGCAGGGGCAGGGCGAGGAGCAACACCAGCACCCGCAGGGGCAGCGGGTACCGAGGCAAGAGACCCTTTAAGCTTAGCCAGTTCTTGACGCAGTGGAGGTAGCTGTGCGTTATATGGGCTTCTCCTCTCAAGTACCCTTATCTGTGATTCAAGTTCCTGGATTCTCTTAAGCGTCGGTGCAGCTTGCACGCGCAGTTCGTCCGCCGCCGCTGCTTCAGGAGTTGTACCGAAACCGAACATCGTGTCTGCCATGATGTCAGCATCGAGAGCTTCGAGGTCTGCCGGGCTGGTGTCGCCACCACCCGCGAAAGCGACGATCCCACCACCAGCGAAGCCGTAGTCTGACGCACCGAGAGCTTGGTTCAGCGCCATCAACCGTTGCTCGTACACCGTGGGCTGCCGCTGTTGTGCCTGCGCCATCGCCCGCTCTCCTTGAGCGGCACGGGCGAGATTCACCGCCTTGACTGCTCTGTCAACCTCCAATAGCTTTTCAAACGGCTGCGGCTGCGCAGCCATCGGGTTGGCATTGGGGGCAATAGCGCCGAGACCTGCGTTCATCATGATTTAGTCCGTCTTCAACAAGTTGAGCGCACCCATGACGCCTTCGGCCACAGTGCGGGGCTGCTGTGCCAGTTGCTGCTGCGCGGACTGAAGCTGCTGCGCCTCGCGCATCTGCTGCATCTTGATCTGGCGATCACGCGCAGCAATGATGGCGTACGTCGGCACGCCTTCCGGCGGGTTCAGGTACAACTGCTTCAGCACTTCAGGCGGCAGTTTGACTAGCGAGTCAACCGTGCTCGGCACCGGCTGCTGCACGCCCCGCTTCGCCTGCATGGCAGAAAAAAGCCCGCTCATGGTGGGCGCTTGTCCAGGCATTTGTGGTTGCTGCATCATGGCTTCTTCCCGATGTTGCCGAAATAGTTCATTAGGTTGTAAGCCCCAAGGCCCCCGCCAATTGCGCTAGCCGCTGCCGACTCTCCTTGCGTACCCCCGTAATACGGATTGGCCCTTGTCGGCAGACCTTGCAGCAGCGACGACATGAATGTCGCGGCCTCGCGCGGTGCAGCCACCGACTCCTTGAACTGTTGATAGCCGAAGTCCAGCGGCTGTTGTGCAATTGCACGCTGCTCCTTGCCTGCGGCAAGCTGGTCTGCAAGGGAGCGGAGTCCGTAATTGGCCCCGAACTGTTGCGCCTGCTCACCGAAACGTTGAGCCTCCAGGCCCAGCGCCGACTCTTTGAGGCGCTGTTCCATCGCCCGGTCGTAAGCGGACTGCAAGCCCTTGGAGGTGATGTCTCCGATCTGCTGCCCGAGGTTGCGTTGGCGCTCCGCCTCCATGATGGCCTGCCTGCTGCCGCCGTAAGCACCAGCCTGCGCAAGACGCGCTTGCTCCGACTGCCGAGAGATGTCAGCCTGTCGCCGCGCTTCACGCGACTCGATGTCAGTCACCGCCGACATGTACGGCGACATGTAGCTCTGGACAGAACCTACCGGCCCTAGCCCGGTGCTGAACTGCGTCGGGTTGTACTGACCGAGTGCGCCGAGTCCTGCGAACGCCTGCTGTTCCAGCGGCGAATACCCGCCCTCGTACTGTCCCGTGGCAGGGTTGATGTTGCTGAACGCGAAGCGTTGCGCGGGGGCTCCGCTTTCGTACCGATAGTCTTGAAACGGGATGTTTGCCGCTTCCCACCCCTTGCCGAGCATGCCGTAGACATACGGCGCGAAGTTGGGAGAGAGGGTCGATTGATCGATGGGGATCTCGTTGCCCGTGGTGGTAGTGACATCAGTCCCGGTTCCACCGCCAGCGGCACCCGCTCCTGCGCCCGTGACCGGGTCAACGGTAATCCAATTCCCCGAAGGATCGGTGTATCCAGCCATCATCCTCTCCTTTGGAGGTTGTTCATCAGGTTGTACATCTGCTGAGCACCACCCATGCGTTGGACAGTGTCTCGGGGGACGTAGGCTTCACCGTTTGACACCCGGGCCGGAGTCTGACCCTTAGGTCCGTGGATTGTCGCAGGGATGTCGTCGCTTGTGCCAGTCCCTGGCCCCCGAATCGGTTGTGCACCGGGCACCAGCGCCGCAAGGCCCCGTGGTCCGCCCGCGCCATCGACGGCGCGTTTGGTCATCACGAAGCCACCGTCCTCCATGTTGACATGGCCCCCGTGAGCATAGGCGTGCATGAGCCCACCTTCGGCGGCGTAGCGCATGATGGGGCCGTAGGCACCCTTCTCCTTGGTGGCAGTCAACTGACGCGGGGGAGTCATCCCGTAGGACACCCCGCCACCTGAAGGCTTGGTCCCTCGACGCCGGTCAGCAGCGGCAGCAAGCGCGGCCAGGATGGATAGCAGCCCCTGGGGGGTCTGCGCGAAGTTGAGTGCGGAGCGGCCCATGCCCCCCAAGGCCCGTCCAAATCCGCCGACTACATCGCCAAAGTCAAACGCCCCTGGGTCGTCATACGACGTTTTGTAAGTTGAATGTGCACCGGGGTCGTAGTAGTCTACGGGGAAAGGATTGTAGTCATAGTCGTAGTTTTCGCCGCTTTCATAGTACCCGGGAGGGAAGAAGGGGTCATTCATGTCAATCTCCAATGTCGTACTTGAACAGCGGGCCGTAAGCCCCTCGCTCGGTGCCGTAGATCAGTTTCTGCATAAGCGGCGACGCTTCCTGCGCTTTTGGCGAGGTGACGGGCGCGGGGGTCAGGGCCGGGGCGAAGTCCTCAAAGTACGGGGCCGCATCCCCCGTGGGTATTGTGAGGGAGGTCGAGCCCGTTGGTGCACCGGCTGTGCCTTGGTCGAACATGCTCGTGATGGCGCTGAGGAGCCCCGTACCTTGCGGCGCAGAAGGCACCGCCTCGGCCACAGCCTTGCCGATGGCGGGCGAGATACCCGTAGCCTGCATGGCGAGCCCTGCAAGGGGCCCAAGGCCCGTAGCCTGCCCCACCGCTTGGTTGGCAAGGCCCGCTGCAAGACCGCCCGCAACAGGGCCAAACTGCCCCTCAAGGATGTTGCCCAGCATCGCCGCGCCGCCCGGGATGCCAAGCTGGTTTGCCAAGGCACTGAGGCCGATGGTAGTGGCCGCTTGCCCCGTGGACATGCTGCCAATGGCGGGGCCCTGATTGAAACTGCTGTTGCCGAAACCGAAAGCAGAAAGCCCCAGGTTACCCAGCGCCTGCCCAGGCGTCATGGTGCCCGACTGCAGCCCGCCAAAAGACTGCACTGCGTTCTTGGCGACGTTCATCGCGGTGCCAAGCCCGGGCACCATGAAGTTGAAGAATGTCGGCAGGTTGTTCGCAAAGTTCTGCGCCGCAAACATCTCGTCGATGCTTTGCGTGGGGTTATTGGGGTTCATCCCCTCTACGTTACCAAAACCAAGGTTTTGCAGCGATTGAAGCGTTGGAGCTGCGTTTTGGAATCCTTGCTGTGTACTGACGTCGTGCTGAAGACCGAGATCAAACAGCATTTGCCCCAGCGCACCTTCGATAGTCTGCCCAGAAACATCAGATAAATTTGCAAGGCCCGCTACATCAAAATTATTGCTTGCGGCTAGCGCGTTTGAAATTGCTGCAGCAGCGTTTGCCGCACCTGCATCACCAAGACTTGCATCAGTAGCGCCAGCAGCAGCATCTGCCGCCGCAGCGTCCATCGCATCGCTTACTTCACCAGGACTCATGTCTTACCTCAAGTCAGATCCCAGAAGGACAAAGAGCCGATGGCACTGTGCGTGCCGCTCAACGTTCTGGCGGCGACTGTGTAAATGTCGCTCGTGCCGCCGATAGTGGCTCCAAGCTGGAGATCCCAGTTGTAATCACCGCCACCCAGCACCGTGCCTCGGGCTTGGTTGGAGGATAGAACGTATGTAGACTCAATGATCGTCCCGCCGCTCAAAGCGGTGGCAGAGATATCTCTCTCGACATTGGCAGAGTCCGTGGCCCCCCAAGATGCACCAGTCAGCGTCGGGTTCTTGATCAAGGCTATCTCGAAGGTTGTAGACGACGTTGCGGTAGGCAGCACGTTGTAAATATCCGGGATGACAACCGCACCCGTGCGTCCTGAAGCCAACCGAATGGACACCAGCGGGATGAAGCTCGTTGTGATGCTTGCGTTTACCGTTGTCATCCGAGCAACCAGCGGAGCGACCTTCTTCTCGTATCCACCTTCCGAGATCACCGTCGAGCAGATCTGCTTGAGCTTGGCGTTTGATGTGATAGACCCGACGTTCTCAACCTCGTACCGCACCGGCAGGATGGCGGTGGTCATGTAAACGTTGGTCAGGCTGTTGGCGTTCTGGAAGGTATGGCAGATGATGACCTGCCCGTTGATGACGAAGCCACACCGGACAGACCCGACCCCAAGCCATTCGAAGTCCTGCCAGAAGATCTGTGCCTTGGTGACGTCAACAGTGAAGCCAGAATCCCCAGTGCCGTCCAGCTTGTCGCCGTTCCAGTCGATCTGAGCTACGGGGGTGTCTACCGCAGAGCCAGAGACATACGTCCTGCGCACGAAGTACAGCGTTGACCCGCTGCGATCAAAGAACACGCCGTTCTGGTCGTTGAAATAGCCAACCCGCATCCGAAGATCAGGCTGGGCCGCACTCATCACGAAGGTGTTGAACGCCAGAAGGCTTTTGCCGGGTTGGTAGGAGAACGAGCGCTTGGTTTGCCGAATGACCTTGTCACCCAACGCGGTAGTGGTGTTTAGCTCTACCGTGGACTCATTGGCGACGTAGGTCACCGTACCCGAGCCGGTCAGAGCTTCATCGAAGTCGTCGTTCTTGGCATACCTGTTCTGACTGTCAAACAGGGTGTAGGGCTGGCTGAACCGCGCCCGACCGAAGGCATCCAGGGCGGAGCCATAGAACTGGACGTTTACAGGCGCTGCATCCACGATCTGCCCCAGAAGGTTGTCGAGTTGGTTGAAGTAGAGTCGAAGGACGCTGAGAAGCTGGTTGACGTAGTTTGGGTCGTACTCTCGCGTGGGCAATGGCAGTGCCGGTGCCTTGAACCGCTTGATGATGTTGGCCCAGATACTCACGATTTGCGCCCATCAGGTCTGAGATCGAGTCTAGGCACCCCAAGTTGCCACTGAACCCCCAACCCGGTAGACCCCACCTTGATCGCCATCTGGCGTGCCCTGATGCGGATGTTGACCTGCGGGGTGAACCGCTCCACCGTCGTTGTCGCCACTCGCGCCACAGGGAAGGCGTTGCTCCCCGCCACAGACATGTTGGACGCATCCGTAGCCACCGGGTCCACACCCCGCGTATAGCCTGAACCGGAGTTTTGAAGGGTCAAGAGCGACAACTCAACGCTGGGCTGAGCAGGCAGGACCGTTGTAGACCCGTTGAACGTAACGTCTGGGATCACCCGCCAGACGAACCCGAAATTGTGCCCGTCGTCGATGTCGAACTCAGCCGATGTGATGTAGGACTCAATAGGCTGGGGAGATACTGTGGACGCATCGTCACAGCCCGTCTCTTGGAAGTTCAGCCGGTTGTTGTAGTCCGCAGCGATAGGCACATCAGAGACCACGCTCGCATCCACCCAAGCGGTGCGAGCCATCGTGCCGTAGTACCAGATCTTCTCGGCGTAGTTGTAGACCGCATAGCGGTCTATCTGCGGGCCGCTGCCCGCGCCTCCCCAGCCTCCCAATCCCCATCCGCCAGATCCCCAGCCTACCGTTGGGACTACGGTGGAATTGGCAGAACAATAGAACCACCAGATTTCACTGAACTGCTCAACGGTGGAAGCAAAGACTTGCAGGTTCTGGCTGTAGTTGAAGTCGTTGAAGATGAACTGGCGGATGTCACAGTTGAGCGTTTGAACACGCCCGTCGAACATGTAGAACTTCTCGTAGCCCATCCAGTAGGTAACCCCTGCGGCGGTCGCCCAGGCTCTGTCGCTGACGATGGAGACGTTGTCCGCAAGGATTTGTGAGCCCCAGACGATGGGCGGGCCAAGGTATTGGAGCGAGTACAGCGAGGTGTCCGTCCAGACCAGAATCTCTTGACGCACCTGGGCTACAGCCTCGATGGCTGAGCCGTGAGACAGGCGCAGGCTACCCGCCTGAGTAGTGGCTGCGGGCGTCCAGTTTGCTGCGGTCTCCTGATCCGACCAGCGGATCAGCATGGGGTCCAGGGACGGCGATCCGTAGTCCGTCGTGCCGAAGGCCAGGACGAAGCGGGAAGCGTCGGAGACGACGACGAAGTTCGCCTTGCTGGGCGTGTCACTGGCTCCCGGGAGTGTCGAGATGTTGACCCCGCGCACAGATGTCCCCGCTGAGGCGTCCCAGTAGTAGATGCCCTGGCCTTTGGGGTTGATGATCAGGTCTTCACCGAAGTTGTATGCCGTCCAAATGCCAATCTGCGGAGCACCGGAGCCTGAGCCGCCCCAACCACCGGACCCCCAGCCACCGGACCCCCAGCCTATTGTGGAGATTTGGATGTCGTTACCGATGTTCGGCTGATACTCTGCGGTGACTGTTCCGCCGCCTGGAGAGCCAGAAACATCGGTCGCATTGGCAAGCACCGGGGCCCCGGTGCTCGGGTCACGGGCGTTGATCGTGTAGCTGTTGGCGTTGATGACCGTGGCGACTTGATACTCAAGCTCCAGCACGGCCTGGGTCATGTTACCTCCAAGCCCGGTGACGTTGTCGAACTGGACGTAGTCACCTATAGCGCGACCGTGGGATGTATGCGCCACGGTGATGGAGTCTGAACTGAGTGTCGCTGTAAACGGGTTGGTCAGCGTGTAGACATCAATCGGTGTGATGTCGTCGTAAGTTCCGAAGTAGATGTAGTACTTGAGGTTCGTTCCTACGCCGATGTAGTTCGTCCAGGGCCAGAGAGAACGGCAGACGCCGAGGAATTGAGCATTGCTGATCTGTTGCCAGCCGCCGATCTTCTCTGGTTGCCCTGAGCGAAAGCGCACCTTGTCGCAGAAGTACCAACCACGGTCTTCTGATGCATAACGGGTGTTCTCTCGGAACACCCCCGGGCGGATTCGAAGCGCTTTCAGCGGCATGATGTTACTTCGTCACGCCTTTAGCCTTCTCGTAAGTGCGGAGCCCGCCGATGCCCAGCATCCCGGACACAACTACCCACAAGAATTCAGTATCAATGTCGGGCGGCACGGGCCATCCCTTGATGCTTGCCCACCAAGTCAGCAACGGTTTGATGATACCCACGTAAGCGAAAGCAGTACCGCCAACCCAACCAAAATACGGACGCCATCCAGCAACCCAGGTGCTAGGGTGCATAGCCTCCTTGGCATTGATTTCCAGTTGAGCAATGACCTGTTTCAACTCTCCATCCATCGCCTGCTTGAGGAACTCGGCCTCTGCTTCACGGCGTTTTTCGGGGTCCGGGACAAACCGATCAAGAAGCGTCTTGCCGACTTCGAGGATGGGGCCGAGGAAGAGCGGGTTCATCAAAGACTCCTTGGTTCGCGGAACGCACGCGCCGCAATTTGTGAGACATCACCGTCCAGCCACGCGATCTGGACGATCTCACCGGCCAGAATCCAGCACCCTGAGATGCGAATCTTGCCTTCTTGGTACTGCGCCCACAGGGCATTACCTTGGCACGGGCCTGGAACGTCGTGAAGCTCGACCCGGGCATTGCCTTCCACCACCTCCGCTATCAGCTTCGATGTCGCGCTGCCCACCAGCCCGAGGGCCAAGAAGACGGCGAGAGCGAAGCGGAGCATGTTGACCTCACATGGCTAGGACATCTGCACAGCGGCGAATCCAGCCGCGTCCGAAGGTGGGGAAGGTGCTGAGATCAGAAAGGAAGCGCAGACGTTGCGCGATCATACGCGCCCGCAGCACCTCTGGGTTGGCTTGATGAGCAGCAGCCAGGGTCCGGGGGCCAAGAACCCCGTCGTCAGCCACGCCAAGGGCCCGCTGGAGCCACAAAACCGACTGACGCACCCCGGAGTTCACCGCAGCGTCAAAGACGGCGTAGCGCACCGCTGGGGGCAGTTCCTCGGCACGGACGGCGCTCCAGTAGTCTTCGAGGTAGATCCGCTTGGCGAGATCGACCGGCAGGTCTTTCATGCTGCCCCGGTAGCCCACCCTGCGTGCGACAGCCTCGGTGATGCCCATGTTGGTGGCACCGCCCGGATCGGAGGGGTGAGCAACAAAACCCCCCTCATGCTTGAGGAGTTCTTTGAAGGCGTTGTCGAAGTTCATGTCGCGTTCTCCGCCGCTCGGGCCTCGACCTCCATCGGGGCGTTGCGGTAGCCGTACCGCAGCACCTGCCAGATATAAGTCGCATAGTACCGCACCGTGCCCATTCTCTGCCACTGCCGCCAGTGCGCCTGCTCATGCCGGATCAGGCGCTGGCTGTACATGTGCTCTGCCAGGATGAAGATCCCCCACGGGGCTAGGCAGATGCCAGCGTAGCCGGTGGTGCGGAGGAACCAGCGGATTAGGTGGGGCGCGGGGCGGGGGGTCATCTGGATCGTGCCATTTCCTTAAGCGATGGAAATGTTGCTAATATCAATTAGCGTCGATCTTTCACTCACCGCCTCAATACAAATAATTGGATTTGTAAGAGATGATGGCAAAGTAATTTGGACATTCAATCCAGACGCGGCAACAGACGTAACGCCAAACAAATTGCCGGATGTGACGTTTACCACAGAAGTCAGCGATGCGCATCCAATGTTCACCGAGAAAGCCAGGGAAAGATTGCCGTTTGATGAGTTGTTGATGCCCCAAACTCGTAGTGTGTGCTTGCGGTTTTGATTTCCCTGCGAAACAAAAGGGATTGAGATGACTGTGCCAGAGCCAGTGATCGACTGCGAGCGTGTGACTTGAAAGTCATGCGTCTGCAAACCTGTGATGACAGGGTTGTTGTACTGATCCCATAAGAAAGTGCAGTAACGCAGTGTGTCGCCTTGGCCTGCAAACTGCGTCCCGGCGGGGGCGAACATAGAAGAAACGAATACCATTTTTTCGCTCTGAACGCCGTAAGTTCCCTGCAAATAATTAAACGCCACCAGCGTAGCGATTGGTTTAGCTGGGTAGCTAACGGGGACCACGGTGTTTGAAAAGTCTAGCAACCCACCGTTGATGACTAAACTGTTGCGGCCAAGTCCCGTATTTATTGGGCCAACCGCGTAGTTTGGATAGCTTGCATAGTCAGGAACAAACTCGGATTTAATTGCAAACGTGTGAATATTGTTGATTGTTACTTGGTTTGAACCGCCACCAAAACTCACAATGCCATTGCCGTATGAGTTTTCCGTTCCGCAGCCGTTCATCACAACACGGCAGGATTCATTAAAAGAATAGACGCCTAGACTAGAAGCCCGATTGCCATATCCAGTGCCGTATGGGTTTCCTGAAGAAGTGTAGTTGGCCCAATCCGCACCGCAACTATTCAACGTGCAATATTGTGCTCGGTTGAACACCCAAGCGTTTGCGACGTTTTCGGCCCAGCACGAATCAAAAGTCAATGATGTCTTGAACTCGGTGCCACTAAAATCAAAAGCTGTTCCTGCACTGTTAACGGCGTGGACGTTTCTAAACGTGGTCATCCACGTTTCCGATGTGGAACTATCAAGCCCACGCAAATTGTTTACAATTCGGACGTTAGTAAACGAAGAATTGTTGCAGTTTAGGTAGATGCCTGACAACGTTGTAATTTCTGCGTTGATTTGGATATTGTTTACGTCATTGTGAGAGCCTTTGACATACAAGGCAGCGACAACAGTCTTTCCGTCAATCGTTTGTGAGCCTGTGTTTGTGCGAGTAATTACAGAATTATATGGACCATCTCCAAACAACACCTGCCCATCGCGCACTTGTACCGCCTGCGAAACCGAGTAAGTACCTGTCGGAATATAAACACGTTTTGCTGCGGCAAGCGCATTGGTAATCGCCACCGTATCATCCGCAACCCCATCCCCCACCGCCCCGAAGTCCTTCACACTCACCACATCACGCATCTTGCTCTGCGCAGTGCGGACGACGGCGCCGGAGCCGGCTTGGAGGAACGGAATAGCCGTATCAGCCACACCCGTAGTAACTACGTTGGTCCCATCGCAACGCAGCACAATCGTATATCCGTTTGGAACCGAAATACCTGTGCCAGACGATGTCTTGAGCGTTTGCGCGAAGCCGCCTGCGGTGTTGTTTGTAACGATGTAAACCTTGCTTACCGCAGGGCAAATGACGTTCCGCGCCGCTCCAGGGGTGCCCGTCAAGTTCAGCACCATTGCCCGAGCTTCGTCGGCTGCACCGTTGTTTGTGGACAGCGTGTAGTCCGCTGTCGTCATGGTGATCGTAGCGGTCCCGGCAATAGAAGTGTCAACCAACTCGAAGGTGCCGTCGTTGACCGTGGTGCCCCAGCCCGTATCATTGATCCCAGGCTTGGTCAGGCGAAGACGGGGAGTGAAGGTAGATGGCATAGTGACCTCAAGCGAAGCGCAACAGCGCGGACGCGGCGGTTGCCGCAGGGAGTTGGATGGTGAACGCGCCCGACGCTGTCTTGTCCGCGCCGAAGTCAATCACCGCGATGGTGCGGTTGGCCTTGCTGGCGTTGTAGATCAATGCGCCCCGGCAGACAAAGGAGGCGTTGAACCACACCGGGTTGTTGAACGTCAGATACGCCGTGGTGCCGGAGAGAAGCACCTGAGCCCCAGTGATGGGAAGTCCACCCGCAAGGTAGCCGCCCCCTGTAGGCACTTCGTCGGTCGGCGTGTAAACCGTCGTGGCTTGGCTCAGGTTCGCGTTGGCCGTGTACAAGGCCATCTTCAGCGTGTCGGTGTCCAGATCATGGATACCCAGCCAGGACTCCTGTTTGAACGAGGAACACATACCTTGCAGGATTGGCATCGTTATCTCACTTCACAGGATTTCTTACCTGACCACTGCGGTAAGCGTCGGTCTGATTTTTCCCGTCACCAAGGTTCTTCAGCAGCAGGAACGACTCGTTGAACTGGTTCTGGTACATCGCCATGACATCCTGCTCAGCCTTCATGAACCGCGCAGCTTCGACCAGTACCGCGTTGAGCAGCACAGACTCAAAGTTGTCGCCTAGCCATGTGTTCGTTGCAGTGACGATGCTCTCAGGCTGGTAGAAGTAGTTCAACTCCGCACTGAAATTGGCCCCGGGCGTGGGGCCCAGGATGATCTTTTGAATCAGAGGGGTGCTTGTGCCGTCGAGGGCGTAGTACCTTGGGGTGCCTGTAGTGGCCGGGTTCGGATAGCTCTCGCGCATGAAGTTCACATCCTTGTTCAGGAGGAACTCCCGGTTGCCGCCGCCCAGGAGCGTCGAGTACACCGCGAGGCTGTACGCCGCCAGGAAGTCTGCCGGTAGGCTCAGCGTCTGCACGCCGCCCGTCAAAGGCAACGTCGCGTCCTTCCGCAGGATCGGAAGCTGGACAGACTGGTAAATCTTCTGCTCGGCAAGCCGAGTCAGAGTGGCGAAGTCCGTCGCGGAGAACGTGTTCTCAGTGGTGTCCTGCACGGCGGTGAGAAGCGCCGAGTAATTCACGCCATCGGCCCCCGGGCCATGAAGCCCTTGGTCTGCGCCTTACCGCCGCGCACCTTGATCCCGGAGGTCTTCACAGGTGGGTATTCCTTGGCCCGCACATCACCGATGGACGGGTTCAGATGCTCGACACCCTTGGGGGTGTTGACCGCAGGGGTCGGAACAGGCTTGGCCTTCATCATGGTCTCACCCCTTTTTGCGCCCGACAGCGCCTTGGTTGCGTGCGCGAGCCATGTTGCGACCCATCTTCTGGGCCATCGGCGAGGTGATCCCACCCTGGGCGAGCTTGGCACCGGGGCCGTGGGCTACGCCCGCAGGCTTCTTGGCATGCGCCCGGAGGGCTTTCATGGCGTCTTTCATGGGAACTCCTTGAAGTTTCGGGCTGCGCCCGGGTGAATGATAGCGGAAGCGCCCGCTCAGGTAAAGATCAAGTAGGCGGCGTAAGTCACGGGATTCGCAATCATGTAGGGGTTGAGCACCGACTGGATGTATTGGTTATACGCCGGAGGATTGACGGAAGTTGTTGTGTAGAACCTCGCGTATGCTTGAAAGTCTGCTAAAACTACCGTACCGCTATTAGTTATGTCACCAAGCCGACGCGGGCCAATAAACGTCAGATTAAACAGTGCATTACCCGGGTTAATACCAACTGCCGCTTGCAGCATCCCTGTCGAAGTCGCCAAGTAATTGACATAAATACCGCCTGGAGGAGCCGTAGGCGACGTTGTCACTTGTCCAACCTGCCCCACGCCCACAAGCGCGTTGGGGGTCAACGGATCAGTGAAATCTCTCGCACCGCCGATGGGGTTCCAGCCCCATTGGGTGATCAGCATACCCTCGCCCGGGAAGCCGTCTTGATCCGGCCCAGTGCCGGAGGTATTGGTGAGTTGCAGCCCAGTGGCGCCTGATTGGAACCAAGTGTTCGTGTCTGGGCGTGGGTCGCGGATGGCCTGGGGATCCGAAATTTCATACATGCCCAACTGCAGTTGTGGCTGATCTGGAGTCCAGCACTGCGGGCAGGCTTTGATTTGTGTTTGTTTGGTCTTGACGACTAGGTTCTTGAGCTTCTTCAGGTCAAAACGAAAGCCACAAACGTCACAGAAGCCGAATGACTTCCTTCCGTTAGCGAAGCGGTTAGCCATGATCAGCTAATGAATTGCTGCCGAGGTACGAACCGTACTGCGGCTTTCTCTCTATCTTCCTCCGAGGCGATTCGCCAATCCTCGTCATATTGTGCTTTAAGCACCTGAAGGCGGTCCATCGCACCTGGGATCTTCAGCGCCAGATAGTACGCAAGGCCGCTGACAAGGCACGGGAGGAAGCGGAAAGGGATGTCCTGGGTGTAGGTGCCGCCTGCACCAGCGTCCTGAATGCGCCGGAGATACCAGTAGACGAACTGATAAACACCTGTTTGATCGGGCGTAGGCCACACGACGATCTGAGGCGTCGGGGCTTGGCGGTTCACCCACACCTGAATCGGGCGTGCCTGCTGCAGCTTGTTGGGGATGGACGAGTAGGTAGAGACTGAGATGCGCGTGATGGTCAGATCGACCTGCGTTGAAACGTTGCCTGCCCCCGTGCGGATGACATGCTCCAAGAGGTCAACGGTGTTCTGCGGCAGGTTGTAGGTGTTGGTGCCCTGGGTCAGGTTGATGGTGTCTTGAGCTACCGTCCAAAGATTTATCCCCCGCGACGCCCAATCCATCAGCATTAGGTTCAACGAGTTTCTTGCTGTACGCAAATCCCAGCCCGTGCGCAACTCTGCGCCGCACCGGGCCATTGATTCTTCCACAATGTCATTCAAATCCATATTGAACGACGCGGTGCCGGAGGTAGTCACTTCTTGAGCCCCTTAAGGGTTTGTGCCAGACGCGCCTGACGCCCCGTCGTCCCAGGCTGCTTCGCCGCAGCGGCGAGTTTCTTCGCCGGGATGGGCTTGCCTTCCTTGGCACCGAGCTTCTCGCGCAGTGCGCCCGGGCGCTTGATCGCCTTTTGAATCCACTTCTCAGCCATCACCGATACCTCGCCGTTTTTGCCGCCACCTTCGGTGGCTGCTTCACAAACTGCTGTCCCTTGGCCTTGCCTGCCCGCTTCGCCTTCGTTGTCGCCGCGTACTCTGCAGGGCTCAGGGACTTGATCGCCGCCTCCGGGAGGTAGCGCTCGCCGGTCTTGGAGGATGGCTTACCGCTCTTGGTGCCCCATTTTTGTTGGGTCCAATCCTTCAAGGACTTCTGTGGGGCTTTCACTTGTACCCACCGCCGCGTTGTTTGTACTGCTTAGCAAGCAGTTGTGCCTTCCTCGCGCTCCACTGTCCTGCGGCAGTACCTTGCGTAGCCTGCCCCTTGATCTTCTCGAAGAGGCTCTTGCGCATCCCAGGCTTGGTGTAGTTGCCCGCCTCGTTCACGCGGCTCTCGCCGCCCTTGGCAAATGCCTTGGGCTTCTTGAGTTCCGGGCGGATGCAGCCCATACCCCTGCTCGAAAGCATTGCGCTCTCCTCAGACGTACTTCGTCTTCTTGTGCCGCGTCTCACATCCGGAACCACGGACACTGCCGCCTTTGGCGTAGGTCTTCACCTTGCCGCCGCGACGGAACTCGACATCCTCATCCACATCCCGGGTGCGAGCACGGGGGCTGGTCTTGGCCTTGTCGCCCTGCATCGCAGGGGCCTTCCGCTCCGCCGCACTCAGTGCCCGGGCACGCTCCATCTGAGGCTCACGGGCCATCTCGATCCGGGCCTGCTTCATTGCTTCGTCAACACCCTCGCCCGAGCGGCGCATGGTGGGCGTAACCCTCGACGCCAGCTTTTCTGCTTCAGCAGCCCGCTTTGCGGCCTCACGGCGCATCAGCGCCCGGGCACCTAGGCCAGCGGCCCCACCACCCACACCAAGCGCTCCTAGCGTGGTCAAGACGTTCCGCGTGGTGTCCGACATGCCACCCATGCCCGTGTCAGCCGGTGCCTTGGCACCGCCGCCCGAGGGGATCTCAGCACGACGCGGCGCTACATTGGCTCCCTGCGGGCCCCGCGCCATTGGCGACTTTTCCGAAGCCGGAGTCTTGCCCGTCTTGTCCGCGTTCAGCAAATCGCGCAGCGTCTTGTCCTGGCCGTACTGGCGCTTGAAGTCCTCAAGCTCTTCACGGCTGACGTTCGCCTTGCCTTCGGCGTTGACGCCACGGTTCTTCACGGGGCCCGTGTAGGTCGTCTTCATCTCACACCACCTTGCCACGTGTGTGGCCTTTGACTGCGCAGCCATCTGCGCGGGTGACTCCGCCTTTGGCGTAGCCTTTGGTCATGCCGCCCTTGCGGTATCCGGCTTGGTTGTAAGCCTCGCCTTCCCGGGCACGGGGATCTACCGACTCCCGCATCCGCTTTGCCATGCGCTGATCATCTCGGGCAGATTTCGCCATCGTGGGCAGAATCTTGGACAGGAAGTCCTTCTCGCCTTCGATGCCTTTGCGCATCATCTTGCGGGACTTCTCCAGCTTGGCAGATTCTTCTGCCGTGGGAGTGCGGTAGGTTCCGGGCATGATTGCTCCTCAGCAGGCTTTGCCGCCCATAGCCATCTTCTTGGGCTTGCCCTTGTGGGCCTTGGCACCGACGAACTTCTCGGCAGTGCCTTTGCTGACACCGGCCTTCTTGGCAAAGGCGGGGTTGTTCTTGACCGCTTGCATGAAGCGCTCTTGCTTGGGGGACTTAGCTGGCATGGGGGCGTCCTTTCAGGTTGTCAATCTTGGCTTCTAGCCTGTCAAAGCGGTCCAACAGTTCCTTCATATCCTGTCGGAACTCGGAACGAGTGATGTGATCACGGGCAACTTCTTCCCGGGTACGGTTCAACAGGATACTGAGCCGGTCAAGCTCCCGGAACTTAGAGGCCATGAAGAATGCCACCACGCCCAGAAGGACAGTCAGAAGGGTGTTCCAAAGGAGAGTTGCGTCCATGTCGGCTCCGCCTAGCACTTCCATGCCCGCAGGCTTTTGTTGATACGGGAGTTCGGATCTTTTGCCGTCTTTTCGCTTGTTAGCTTCGCCTTCATCCCTTTCATCCTGGCACAGAACGAATCGCGCCTCGGGCCACCTTCCGGCTGCGGAGCCTTTAGCCCCGGCTTGCCCGGGTTGGCTTTGTTGTAGCTGGCACGGCCCTTGGCGTTCAGGCCACCGGACTCGGATTTGCCTTCCTTGCGGGTCCAGGCGGGGGTCTTAGCCATCACTTCTCCGACAGCGGCTGGGTGGTGATGATGCGCAGCACGACGATGGCCGCAGCGATCACGCTGCCCACGACCGCGTGGCCCCAGGTCGGGATCGGCAGTTGCAGCACGAAGCCTTGCAGGACGGACAGCACCGCCAGCGCGATGGCGAACCAGACGGTGCGGGATTTCAGAGCGGCGGCGATCATGCGTAACCCCTCGATGGCTGCGCCGGAGCCCGAGGATTGCCCTCGTCGTCCAGCAGGAAGTACTTGCTGAGGGCTTTCATCGCCTTGGCCACCGCCTTGTCGGTCTTGGCCATCTCCCGCGCCACCTCACCCAGATGCACCGTGGTGCGCAGGTTGGCATGCCAGTAGGCCGTGCCCTTCTCGTCAGTGACTTCGGTCATCTCGGGCACCGCATCGCCGCTCTCATCGCTTGCAGGCAGCAGCATCCCCGTGGGCTTGTACAGCACCCCGATGAAGTCCCAGGCCCCAGGCGTCGTGGCCGAGACGACAGACTCGCCGTCCTCGGTTTTGTGCACCGACAGCGCCCCGAGCTTCACCCCCAGCGCAATCAGCGTGGGCCAGTCCTTGGGCAGTGCGCGGATGTAGTAGTCGCGGTACATGGTTTCTCCGTAAAACTGTTGCTGAACCCAACGATGCTCTTCGTTCAGCACTGCGCGGTCGGTTTCCTCGATCAGGGCGTTGAAGGGGTCGAAGGGGTCGTGGGTCATGCCGTGATGCTGCGTGATTGACCACGCATGATTCTAGACACTTGCGATGTGCCAATGCCAAAGCGTTTTGCCAACGCCCGCTGAGTCATAACGCCGCGTAGAGCACGCATTTCAAGCACCTGCGCATCAGTCAGCACTGCGTTCGGATTGCTTTGATTTGGCGTGGGTTTGATGACGCGGCGATCCTTTTGGATCATGTCCTGCACGTTGTCCTTCGCCGTGCCAGCAAACAGATGATCCTGATTGACACAGCGCGGGTTGTCGCAACGATGGCAAACATACATGCCGTATGGCACAGGCCCAAACTTCTCCTCATACGCATACCGATGCGCAAGGATGTTCTGCCGCGTGCCAGCGATCTTGAACAAGCCATAGCCTGCCGGCAAGTGTGCGCCAAGCCACTCAATGCAGCCGTTCCCGGCTGCGGTGGTTTTGCTCCAAAAGCGCGGGTTCATGTTGTAAGGGTCTGAAGTTCTGTTTGTGAAAAAGCACGCGGGTAATAAGTAATTCTTTGTATGTGAGAATTATAGAAGTTAGAGCTTAAACTTGCTGCTCCAATACGCATAATATTTAAGCCAGACGGCAAGTTAATTGTTGTATCCGGCGTGCCAGCCGTACCGTTTAATGCCGATTGAAGCAGATTTGTGTTGTACGCTGCAGCAAATTTAAACGCCGCGCCAATAGTAGGCGTAACAAAAACAGGCGCGTTTCCTTGGCTTACACCGCCAGTTGTGATTCCAGAATAAAACCCGTTTGTAAACACATATGTAAGCGTTCGGTTGTTACTGGTTCCATCACTGATGCCAATACTATTGGGGAACCCAGCTATTCCAGGTGGTGTTGTGGCCTCAACATACAAAGTACCCGACGCGCTATTGAACCAAGGCGACAACGTATTCACACTCGCCACATCGGCGCTGCGCGTCAGGGCTGTGGTGGTGGTGGGGATGACGGAGGTGGCGAATGCGCCGAGTTCTAGCTGGGGCAGGCCGATGCGGAGGGTGATGTCGATGGCAACGCCGGTCAAGATAATTCGAATATCACCGGACACGCGCTGTGTTGACGCATTTGAAAGCGTTCTTGAAGTATCACCGCGAACCAAAGTAGATGAAGGCGTTGCGACGTTTGTAAAAGTTCCCGTGAGAAACGCCCCTGCAGCGTCACGTTCAACAACGCTTACCTGAACTGCCGATACGCCAGTCAACGAACCGGCTTGCAATTTGTAATAGAAACTGCTGCTCCACGATTGACCGGAAGACGCCGCTATTTGTGTCAACGACTCCGTAAATATTTGATAATCGCCAGCAGCACTTGGTGTGCCGCTCAACCGAATTTCAATGTACGTGATACCGTTTTCGGTTCCAGTCCCAACAATTTGCCGAGTCAAGCCGGTAAGTGCTGTAAACGCGCCCCAATTCGTCGGCAACGTCCCCGGCGTCCCCGCCACCGCCCCCTGCATCGTGTTGTTGCGGATGCTATTCGTCCTCGCCTCCTCAATCAAAAACCCCTGAGCAGCCAGCGTCGAGGGGTTGTAGTCGAAGCGTGGCACATCAATCGCTGCGCTCTGGAGCGTACCCGTGGCGTCGAAGTACGTCGCCGTGCTGGCGCGGGTGAAGGTGATGATCTGCGAGAAGGTTTTGCTGACGAGACCCATACCATCCTCCCAAATCACGTACTCTGCGGCGATTTGATATTGCGGAACAATGAAATCTGCATCTAGAGTAAACCCATTTGGGTCACTAAGATTTGTGACGCTAGGCGCTGTCCCGATAAAAGACAGATCCAACGTCGGCCCGTTTTGATTAAACGGGTTGTAACCTGCAACAAGGAATCTTACTGCAGGCAGTGAGAATCCGAAACCAAACGACATCAGAAAATCCTGACGATGTTAAGCGCGGAAGTACCAGATGCGTAAACACGCAGCACTTGTAGGGGGAGTATGGTGCCCCCTGGGACGGCAGAGAATGTCACATCGCTGCCTTGTGCGGTCAACACCCTTACAGCACCCGTTGTGCCAATGAACAGCACGCTGGGCTCGACAAAATTTCTGGTATCACTGGGCGTGACAGCAGCCGCGTCCCCGGGGAACATCGGGAACGTCGGGCTAAAGTTGGTCTTTGCCATCTAGCACTCCCGGGACGCGCGAAGCGCGGGGCTAAAGTTGGTCTTTGCCATGCGGGGCTCCTGCCCCGCCCCGTCAAGAGGCGGGGCTTATGGACTTAGTTCTCGAACGTGGTGGGATTCTGAGCGCCGTTCGGAGCACGCTGGACGTAGCTCACCGTGATGACAGCCCGCCCTACACCCGCTGCGACTCCCACCGCGTAGCGCACAAAGACCGGCGTGTCCGCCGTGGTCGAGGTCTGCCAAGCAAGCTGTGTCGCCGTGGTCGAAGTGCCCCGGAACCGCCCACCGCCCGTGGTGACAACCGCCGCCATCAACTCGGCACCGCCCGAAGTGTTGCCCACCGACACCGTCGAGGTCGAAGTTCCGCCCGGGACCACGATCTGATCGACCGCGATGTCCACAATCTGCGAACCCTGGGGCAGGATGCCCAGCGGCAGATCCACGTTGCCCGTGCCCGCCGTCACGACGCCCGTGTCGAGCGATTGAGTCAGGACAACAAGGCCCGTGTTGCGGCCAGCGCCGTAACGCTGGGTGCCCGAGCGGATCGGGCCGGAGAAGGTCGAGAACATATGGTCACCTCAGTTTGTAGCGTCTAGCCAGAACACTGACGCTGTTTGCGGAACATCCTAGCTCTCTGGCGAGCGTCTTAAAAGTCTTGTCCGGGTTGGACCGGATGAACTCAACCTTGTCCGAGACGCCCCGGTCGTAGCTTAAACGCCGGGGCGGTGGCGTTTTACCATAAGCAGCGGCGTGCTGCAAGTACAGTTTGCGAACAGAAGAAGGCTGGAGCCCGACAACTCTTGCCCGTTCGGCGTAAGACAGGTGGTCATTGTTGACCACATATTCGATTTTGGCCCGGTGTGCGGGGTCTTTGAGGCGTCTGTCAGTTTGCGCTTGCGCTAGATGCTTCGCTTCGTTTGGCGTTAGTGCTTTGGCTTGTGCCCGCTTGGTCTCTGAAATTTTTTGCTTTGTGTAGTCACTATGCAATCGCCCCATCATGGGGAATGCATCTAAGGCAATGTTGTAACCGGGGGCTTCTTCAAACGTAAGCTCACCTTTAAGTACCAGCAGTTCTATCTCTCTAGCGTCCTGCTCTTCCGTGCAAGATGCCTCTTCAATCCACTCAAATACATCTTCTCCGTAGACGTTAAAGGCGGTTTGAAGACGTTCGTTTGGATGTTCCCCCCTGCGAAGAAGACGGAAATGCTCCGCTCGGCGCTTAAACAAATTGCGGGACGAACCAACATAACACAGTCGCTCCGCATGGTTGACTATGCGGTATACACCAGTATGCTGTGTTGCGTAGGGCATAAGGGCCAAAATCTCCTGAACGCCATACTAGCCTAAAAACAAAACCCCGTCAAGGGTTTTGTCAGCCTGCGCCGTCTTGAGGACGAGTCCGCCGAGTCGGTCGGTAGGGAAGTTGGTCTCGGGCAAGCCCGAGCCTAGCATACTCGGGCCAAAAAGAAAAGGCCCCCAAAGGGGCCTTGAGGAACCCCGCTGGTGCGCATCGTTGAGAGGCGTGCGGGGTTTGTTCTGGTTCAGCTTGCGCCGGGGGAAGCAAACATCCCCAAGGGATCAGACCATCCGAACGAGTAACGCTCTCGCGCCTTGTAGCGGTTGTTCCCCGTGTCGAAGTCGGCGTCCATCGAAGTCGCCAGGGGCACACGCACGAAGTGCTTCAGGCCGTTCGGAACGTCGGTCTTGAGGAACCAAGCGTTCGTGTCGGTCAGGAAGTGGTTCACGGCATACCCTTCTGGGATGCTGCCGTTGTTCTTCAGCGCGTTGATGTCGTTGTCAGTCGTACCCACCCGGAGATTGGTCTCCAGCAGGCGCGTTGCAACGAACATCAGGGCCGGAGGAACGATCAGCTTCCGGGGCTTGGCAGCGATCAGCAGGCCCTTTTCGTCCGTCCACGCAGCAATCTGGATCACCGCGGCCTCCAAAGAGGTCTCGTTCAGATCCGAGGCCACCGTGGGGCGGTTGCTGTTGGTGCCACCAGAGGTCAGCGGGTGCGCCGTCGAGAACAGGCTGACCCCATCACCACCCGGGAAGGCAGCGTTGAAGCCATTGTTCAGGATGTTCGCGGCCTTGACCTGCTTGGAGTAGGACATTGCCCGGGCCAGAGCCTTGGTGTAGCGGGTGCTCAGACTGTCGTACAGATTGTCTTCCATCGCCTCCTCGGTGATGGAGAAACCCATAGCGATGGTCTCGTGGTTGTACCGCGCCGTCCACGCCTCTTGGGCATTGTCGTAGCGGATCGCCTGACCTTCGTTCTTCACCGGGGCAGCGGAGAAACCAGCGAGCTTGGTCTCCTCCTCGAAGGAACGGTCGGAGGTCTCCGTTTCGTAGATCTCCTTGTGCTCTTCGCCGTAGCGCTTGTACTCCAGACCGAACAGGGCGTTCAGACCAGGGAGCAGTTCCTTCAGTAGTTGTGCACGAGAAATTGCCATGATGGATGCTCCTTAGACGCCAGCGGCGAGCAGGTACGAGTGATAGCCGAAGTTCCAGCCGACGATGACTTCGGGGTAGCCGACGAAGCTGACCGAAACACCGCTGGTGGCCGTGACGTTGGCGCTGACAGTGATAGTCGAGGTCGAAGTGACCACGCCCGTGACCGTCAAGTTGCTGCCCGGGGAACCCGCCGTGGTGCCGCTGATGCCAGCGATGACGCACTGCATACCCGGCTGGATGCCTACGGTCGAGGAAACCGTGAAGGTCGTAGCGCCCGCAGGGGACGAGGACAGCGCCGTCTGCACCGTGACAGCCGTGTCAGGGACAAGCTGAATCACGCGCAGGCAGGGCGAGGTGGCCGAGCCCGTGCCAACCGTCTGGCGGATGTTGCCAGCCACCGACGAGGACACCGTGGGGTTTGCGCCCGACACAGCCATTGTCGAGTTGCCCGTCGTGGTGCTGCCCGCGTTTCCTGCAACGAGGAAGGCGTTGGAGCCCAAGAACGACGGCGACATGTAGCCGACGGTCGTCCCGGTGTTGGCCTGGGTGTTGGCCGAGCCTTGAGCCTGGGTGACCACCACAGCCTTGAACAGGGCATTGGGGTCGTCCACGACGTAGGCCACCGCATCCGGGGCGTTGGTCCCGGCAGGCCACTGCTCGTTGCGCAGCTTGCCGAAGATCGGGCCACCAGCCGGGGTGTACTCGCAACCAAGGAACACACCGATGATGTCACCCGCCGTAGCAGCGGTGCGCGTGTTGGCGTTGTACGGGGTGATGATGGTGTTGCCAGCGGACAGACCGACCACATCGCCCGTGAAGAGACCCGTGTTGTAGCCTTGACCGATGGGGATCATCCGAGTAGACCCGGCGAACGGAATACCGCCACGCAGGTTGATCGGCTGTAGGCCGTAGGGCCCGTCGATGATGGGATAAGCCATGTTTGCTCCTATCAGGAACCGTTACCGAAAGACCCACGCGACGTGCTGCTCTTCTGTTCGGAGAACAACGGCATGCGAGGATCACTTTGACTGGTGAACTTGCTGTTCACCGAACTTGCTTGGCTGTTGGTCATATTGGCGTAGAACGCGGTGCGCTCATCCAACATTTCCTGCGGCATCTTGCATAGCATCAAACCACCGACTTCGATGTTCCCCGTTTTGGCGTTGGCTTCATAAGCCAACTCAGGGTGATCTTCTGCCTTGACGGGCTCGTAACCCTCACGCAGTCGTTGCGACACATTCGTTGGCTGAGACTCCCCAACCAGATGTGTCATCACCCACCGATGGCCCATACCGGGCTCCGGGGTCGGCTCGGGCAAGACAGAAGCTGGACGCCAACGACGCTGCGTCTTCTCGCGGGTAGCGAGTTCTCGGGGCGTGCGGGTCTCAGCCATTCTGTTGCTCCAGTTTTGCCACGTTGCGGGCATACTCTTCCAAGGGGACGCCGAGGCGTCGGGCGATTGCTACTTGCGATTGCGTCAACCGAATCTTCTTGGCTGACGTAGCTCTTTGCGTCGGTGCTACGACGGTTGCGGGCCGTTTGGCCGCTTCAGGCTTGGGAGCCTCAAACTTGTCCGGGAAGATCTGCCGGAGCCTGGAGTCGATGGTATCGAAGTACTCTTTCGACCCCGGGGTGTGCCCGGACCTGACGAGTCGGTTATGCACGCCCATCGCAAGACTCGTCATCTCATCGTCTTGCCCGAACCACGGGTTCCGTTGCTTCCAAGCCTCAGTGGCTGAGTCGATCTGCGGAACCGGCGCTTGTTGCGATGGCTGTTGGGGCGCAACGTTAGCACGTTGTTCTTCGGATTGCAAGGGGGTGGGCTTCAATGCCTTTACCCGCTGCTGCATGAACACCGCTTCGTTGAGCTTGGTCTGTGCTTCGACAAACGCCTCAGTGTCTCCGGCCTCGTGTGCAGCCTTCAGCGCCGCCTTGGCCTTCTCCACCTCGACATCCGCCAGACGTTGAGCCTGCGAGACAAAAGCCGTCGTACCAGTGCTGACCTGAGTCTTCAGCTTCTTGTTTTCTTCAAACAGCGTTTGCGCAGCGCGGACGGCTTCCTGATGCTGCCGCTCCAGTGCCTCCTTGGCACGGCGCTCGTCGTGGCGGGCGTGCGTCAGCTCCTTGATCCGAGTACGGACCTTCTCACCGTACTGCGCCAGTTCGTCGTCCGTGGGCTCCTCTACAGGCTTCTCCAAGGGCTTGCGGCCCTTGTCTTGCTCGGGGGTGTCGTCAACGATCTCGATCTGAGTCTCGTCTTCAACCTCGAAATCCACCTTGTCGGTGGTTTTGTCGTCCTTGGGCTCGACCTCGTCAGGGAACTTAAATTCGCTCATCTTTGCTCCTCAGCAGTTCAACTTCTGCCTTCAGTTCACGTTTTTGGGTTTCCAAATAATGGAGATACGTGTTCTGTTCGTAAGAACGAGCCTTCAGTACGCGCTCCATGTTCTCGAAGCGGTTTGCCAACTTGCGAAGCTGCTCCGACATCTGCGTTAATTCGTACCAGAAGAAATCATCTGTTACGCCCAGGAACTCATTTTCTTCAATTGGGGGCTTCATGCTCGCGTGATCCCACGAGGGTCTTGCACCACAGCCTCCACCTGATCGTCGTTGATCAGACGGAACTCACGACCGTGAATCTTGAAGCGCGTGCCCGCGTAGGCGCGGGTGATGACGAAATCGCCTTCTTTGCACCAGGGGCCACTGGGGAACTTGTCCACGTCGCCATAGGCTTGGGGGCCCGCCTTGAGCACGAACAGCACCACGGTGCTGTGCTCCTCGACACGAACGGTCGTGTCCGCCTTCAGGATGCCGCTCTCGTATTTGTCCTCCACCTCCGGGAGGGCACACAGGAGCTTGTAGCCCGAGGGTTCAGGCAGTTGGTGAGCCTTTTCGGCGTCGAAGGTGTCATTGACTTCATCAATCATGGTTCTCTCTTGCGGGCAAGTTGGCACCGTGGCTTGCCCGAGCACCACGGCGTGTGGTCCGGGTCGAAGACCCGGGGTTGGGGGTTAATCGTCGTTGCGTTTGGCGACCTCAATGAGGTCGAGGAGTTCGCGCTCGGCAAGTGTTAAGCCGTGGATGACGCCACAAGCGTAGCGGTACTCACCAAAGTCTTTGGCGGAGCCTCCGGCGATGTTGTCGGCCATGTTGTTGAGTTGCTCGCGGATCTTGGTGCGCAGCACCATCAGGATCTTCTCGTCCATGTTTTAGCTCCCAGGGTTGCCGTTGCGGTTAGGTACAGGGCGTGGGCGTGAGGCAGTGAACACTTTGACGGCGCGATCCGCATCCTTGTTTTGTTTGTCAACGACAGTCTTGATGGTGGCCTTCTGGTTCTCCGACATGAGGCGTTCGCGGTCGAGCCTCAGGCGCTCCATCGCCACTTGGTAGTCCATCTGGTCGTTCTGAGCCTTCCGCTGACTGTCGCGCTCCTTGAGTTGTAGCTCTGCCTGGGCAATCTGAAGCTCAGGGTTCTGAGCCTGCTGTTGAGCGGCTTGCTGCGCCGCCTGGGCTTGGTTCATCACCAGCGTGCGTTGCGCGGCAGCGGCCAGCAGCGGGGCAAGGGCCTTCTCGTCCTCGGGCGAGATTGGCGCGGTCTCATCCTCGTCCAGCGCGGGCAGCGGCACCCCCAGCGACATCTCCACCTGTGCCCGGTACGAGAACCCAGCGTGCTCCGCGATGTGGGCCATGAGCGCAGCCATCATCTGCTGCGCCATCGGGTTCTGACCGATAGCCATCATGACCTTCGGATCTTGCATGAACGCCTGATGCGCGGCGAGGTGCGCCTCGTGGTCTTGGTACGCGAACGCCTTGACGGGCTTGCCACGCAGCACGGCCATGTTCTCGGTGATGGGGTCTTCCGGGCGTTTGTCCTCGGGTAGCTCCACGATCTTGTCCGCGTTCTTGATCCCCAGCACCTCCAACATCTGGCGGTGGAGTCGTGGCAGGTTGTAGATCTGCGGAGCCTGGGTCGAAAGCTGCAGCGCAGCTTGGTACTGCACCACCCGCTGGCTCATCGTGGCGGCGTTCGGATCACTGACCGGGATCACCTCTACCAGGGAGTAGTCGCTGCGCCGCGCACGCGGCACCGCCGTGTCGGGCTCGTAGTCGTAGCTCTCCGGGGCGAAGTCCGCGATGATCGCCTTCAGGAGCTTCAGCTCCTGCTTCATCGAGAAGTGCAGCCGCGCCTGCACCGCCGACATGATCTTGAGTTGGCGCTCCAGCAGCGCCAGGGTGGTGCCCACCGGGGCCTGGGCCGACATGTCGCTGACCTTCATGTCCGCCGTGGCGGCGAACCGTCGAGCCTCCTCCACGATGCCATTCAGCAGCCCCAGGAGCGTCTGAGACGGCTCCTTGTAGGGCAGGGGCATGATGTTGTCCCGCACCGTGCCTGAAGTCACGTCCACGTCCCTGAACTCCCCCGGCGCGATGGGAGTGTCGTCGCCTTTGATTCTCAACCCCCGGGCCTTCAGCCCTCCCGGGAGGTTACTCAGAGTCCCCGCATCGACAAGCTGGCGAGTCAGGCTCGTGGCGCTCTTGGCCGCGCCCCCGATGAGATGGATCAGCCCGAACCCGTAGGCCCCGAAGCCTGGGATGTACTGGTAGTGCACGAAGTGCTGACGCGGCTGGTAGGTGAGATCATCCTCAAGCCAGTTCCGCCGAATGGCAAGCACCGCACCCGTGTCCTTGATCACGGTGACGACGTAGGGCCGCTCGATGGCGGTGGGGTTACCGTCCTTGTCCTTGTGCTCATCGCCCGGAATGCTCAGCTCGACGTGCATTTCCAGCAGTAGGAACCGATCATCATGGGTAGCGGCGAACCCCGTCTCCTCATCCTTGCGCTTTTGAATCTCATCAACGTTCTTGTTGGGCTCACCGATGTCGATGTCGCGGTAGAACCCAGCGTGTTGGAGGCGCAGGATGTCGTTCTTGGTCTTCCTCATCCGGTGCGTGATGCGCGGGCACGAGGCTAGCTCCGAGGTGCCGTATGGCAGGACAACGTCCTCGGCGGGGATAAAGGTCGAGATCTGACGGTCAAGGTTGGGGTCGAAGTAGACCTTTTTGAAGGCAGAACCGGAGATTGGCAGGTTCCAGAGCATCTTCTCATGCTCAGGGCGGTACTCCACCATGACTTCCGTCAACTGGTAGTTCATATCCGCCTGCACCCGCGCTGCAGCGTCTTCTTTCTGTCGAGTATGCTTTCCAATGATGTTGGTCTTCACCGGGCCTTGCGCCGGGAACGACTCCATGATGGCCTCGCTCTGGAAGCGCACCACCGCTTCAGTGAGGATGGGCGAGAAGACGCCACAGGCACCAGACCACGGCTCAGTGCGCTCTTCATACTTCAGCCCCAGGAGCTTCAGACCATCAGCGTAGGTCTCTTCCCAGTCCTTCCGACTGCTAATGTCGTTGTCGTAGTCGCCCAACAAGTTGCCTGAAATCTCCTCAAGCGTACCCTCGTCAAGGGTGTCGGCAAGGTTAGCCTCGAACCCTTCGTCAAGATCATCATCGCCCGGGGTGAGAGTGATCTCAAGACCATCGGCACCGACAGTGACACTGTCGGGATTCTCGATCTCGATCTCAATGTCGGGCACCTCTGGTGCCTCCAGCCCCGGTACAGGCGGCAGGCCCGTCGAGTACAACGCTTTGTCGATATTTGTCGCCATGATGGGCTCCGGGGGTGTTAGGGGTCAGCGACGTTTCGTCGCACGGTTGGTCTTGGGGTTGTACACGAATTTGCCGCCAGGACTGGCCTTCTTGGCACGGTCGATGGCACGCTCTTCTGCGGTCATGTTGTCACGCGCACGGCCTGCGGCGGTCAGGTTGCCCTTCTCGTCCATGTGCCCACGCTTCTGAAGGATGTTCACCGCCGCTTCGCGGGCATCACCCTGCATCCCACTGGCGCTGAGCTGAGCGGCGAGCCGGTCAACTAGCTGGTTCTTCCCCATGAATTTGGTGGTGATAGGCATGGTGTTGGCTCAGTAGTACGCCACACGGCGTGGGCGGTTGAAAATGTCAGGGTCTCGCAGGTCGGAGGACAGGCTGATAAAGCCCCCTTGACGGAAGCGTGCAAGAGCCATCGAGGTACAGTCAACCATGTCGTCGTGGGAGCCGAACGGGAACGCTACGCACTGCTCAATCACCTCTTCAGCCCACCGTCGCCCCTCGGGGTACCATACCATGCCGCTGCGGATGATGTCAGCTACGGCGCTCAGGCGAGCAACCTTGTCCCCGGTGCCACGGTGAGGCGTGAATTCTTGCACGGGGATGCCCATGCGGCGCAACTCTTGGTACAGGGGCGTGCCACTGGACTTCTTCTCAACGATGAACGCTTCCGGCTCCCACTCGTGATACTCGCGGATGGCGAGGTCTTTCAACTCGGGAAACTCGACGCGCACGTTGATAGCGTTCATGAGGATGATGTGCGGCTCACCATTGGTGAGATTGTCATCGCTGAAAATGCCCCAAGTCAAGAGCGACGTGAAGTCAGCACGGGTGCTTTTCTCTGCCGCTGCGTCCAGCGTCATGATGATGAAGTCGCACTGCGGTGGGTTCTCTTGCTTCCAAGGCTTCCACCAGTCCCGTTGAATGATTGCACCCTGCTCCCCTGTCGGGTTCTGCATATATTGCGCGTTCCACTGGAACAGCGGCATAGACGCTTTGGTGCGCTCCAGGGCGTCAAGATCAAACTTTTCCGGCCAGAGGGCTTTTGGCCCTGAATTGGTGTCAAGAATGGCGGGGAATTCAAAAACTTCGTACTGATCTGCCTTGGGATTGTTGGCACCGTCCTTGATTAAGTGTCCGATGAGGTCATCCTGGTGCCAGCGGGTGTGAACAACGGCGATTCTGCCCCCTGACATGAGGCGAGTTCTTGCGCCAAAAGCGAACCATTGATAGGTCTTCTCTAATTCCTCAAAATTTCCCGCCAAAAGGTCTTGTTCTGAGTGCGGATCATCGACTAAAAGCAGGTCAGCACCGCGACCAGCGAGGGCGGCACCGACACCAGTGGCAAAATACTCACCACCAGCGTTAGTTGACCACCTTCCAGCACTTTTTGAGTCTTGTGCAAGGGTAATGGCGGGGAAAACGGACTTATAGCGGGGGTCTGCAATGATATTTCGCACTTTTCGACCAAAATCGACGGCGAGATCGCCGGTGTGCGAGACCATCAGCACCTTCTTATTAGGGAATTTGCCCAAAAACCACGCTGGAAACAACGTGCTGATGAGATGGGACTTACCGTGTCGAGGGGGAATTGACACCGCGATGCGGTCTTTAAGGCCATAGGCTATGTTTGTCAACAGCTCCGCTAGTCTTTTATGATGAGCCGCGACGATATACGTCGGGTCCATGTGCTGACAGAAGGTCAGCAGGTCGTCTTGGCACCGTTTTGCGTACTTTCGCCGCTCCAACTCTTCTAGCACCGCCAATAACCGTTCCTGCTCAGTGGTTGTCAGCTTGTTGATGTTCGCCAAGGCGAACTGGAGTTCGGCGTCGGTCAACACATGTCAACCCAAAACGGCGTTCACATCAATGGGCGTCACAAGGTCGATGGGCGGAGCCAGCACGACCGCCTCCTCGGCGTCCCCAGTACCCATGAGCCTGCGCAACTTGTCGCGCAGGGAGTTCTCAAGATCGACTGTCGAGCGGTTGTTGACGGTGATCTCGGTGCGCTCGGTGAACAGACCCACGTCGCTGACCTTCCCGAGCAACTCAAGGGCCTTCATCCTGATGCGGGGGTCTGGGTTCTCAGTCTCCAAGACCAGCCTATTGGTCACGTAGTGGCGCAGGCGCTTGGCATCGCGCACCACATCCATGTCGTACTGGGTCAGGATCGCATTGACGTGATAGGCACCCTCCGGGGTCTCCAGCGCGGCGCTGGCTTCCTTCGGCACGGGATCAGTCCTGTTGGCCGCACGCAGCGTGTTTCGAGCGGCTTTGCGCACCTCGTCCGGGTCAGGCGGCTCGTCTTCGTACCCTTCGGCAATCAAGATCCCAGCGGTGTTGCACGCTGCCTGGGCACGGGCCCTCAGTTCGTTGTACGACAGGCTCCGGGAACCTCCGCCCGTAGGCAATGGGACGAAGTCTTCGACTTCAGCTTCGATCATGGTGGCTTCCATGCGCCGCACCTGGGCGTAAAACTACTGTACCGCACGGGCGGTCTTCGTGTCAACCTGCCGCTTCGCTACCCATTTTGGTTCCATAGCACAGGCCGCTTCGCTGTCCATTTTGGTTCCATAGCACGGCGGGTACTTTAGGTACCATCGACGGGGGGTGTTTCCTATAGCGGACTTCGTCTGGGCACTGGGGATTTAGTGCCCCCCGGGGGTACTTTTATTGTGTCGCCGTTATGTAACTTTTAAAGTGCGTCGCCGTTTTTAGCGTGGTCATCGCCGTTATGTCGTTCTTAAAGTGCGTCGCCGTTTTTAGCGTGGTCATCGTGGGTGTCGAATACAGCGTAGCGAGCGGGCGGGACTCCAAAGCCACAGCGGGGGGTGGGGGGACGGTGGGTCTGGTTTACCGGTAAAGATGTTGACGGGAATTGTGGAAGTGCTATAGTTCATCCATCGCAACAATCCCGATGCGATGTAACCCGATAGAGGTAATATCATGGCTATCAAGACCCCTAAGACCCCCGCAGAACTGCGGGCTGCAGCGGTAGCTGCAGCTACCGGCGCGATTGCGGCGAAGGGTAAGATGGATGGTTTCAGCAAGAGGTTCACTGCTGCAGTGTTGCGGCTCGCCGCAATGGGTACGGAAACGGCGAAGGCCGAGGGTGAGGCTCTGGGCAAGGAATTGGCGGCGCTCACAAACGGCGCCAGCTACGCATCTAACGCGAAGCGCATCCTGGCCGCGAAGGCCGCCGATGCCCGGAAAGCTCTTGAAGCCTGCGAAGATGAAGGCGGGGCGGGGTTTCCCGCCCCGGCCGGACTTTTCAAAAAGTTTCCCGAGGAATTCCCGAGCCTTAGCGACACGGGCCGCAAAGCTAAGGAAAAGACTGACAAAGCGACAAATGACGGGGTGTCGCTCAACACCCCGCAAGGATGGAAGCTGGCGCTTGTCGCACTGTGCGCCAATGTCCAGGGCTTGAAGTCCTGGACCCTGGATGACATCACGGCTTGCCGTGATAGTGCGCAGAAAATACTCGCCTTGATCGAAAGGAACAAGGCCTAATAACACTTGCCCCGGCCTAGGCCGGGGCATTCTTTGGAGCGCATCATGAAGTTGAAAACCTCGAATCAAATCAAGCTTGAGACTGCGATATTTGCGGCTAGGGAATTTGCGGAACTAAAAGCCTTCGAAGCTTTGAAGGAAACACAAACGACACAAGATACGGTCGACCCTCGGGAAGTAGCGCGGAGAATTGAACGTTGGTATCTACTGGCAGATGAAATTGGATCCCTTGTGCTAGAGTTGACCCGCGATTGACACCAGCCCCGACGAAAGTCGGGGCTTTTTTGTGCCCGCAGGGTTCACGCCCTGCGGGTTTTTTTGTGTCCGCAAGGACCGGGTGTCAAAAGCACGCGAGTACGCGAGCACGCACGGCACCCAGGGCGGCACGCGAGGACACAAGCGGCACGCGAGGACACAAGCGGCACGCGAGCCCACGCACACACTGCGCGGACGGATTGCACGTAGCGAACCGCGTTTACTGGTAAACGCAGCCGACCCATCGAGGACGCAGCGCTCTGCGCTGACACCCGTTCCCTGGCAGCACGCGAGCGGCGTTTACTGGTAAACGGCAGTGGGCGAGCCCGTGTTCCAAAGTTCCGGCGTGTTCCGATTATTTAGTTTTTTTGGCACCGCGTAAGTCGTTGATTTGGCAGGGGCGGGGGCTCCGTGTTCCAATGTTCCTTATAATAGAGAAAACTAACATTATTCCTAGAGTAGTAGTAACCCTATGTTTTTAGAATTTTTATTGTGTTTTTATTTCGTCATCGCAAAAGTCCCACCAATTATTTTTGATTTCAAATTACAGATGATTCACGGACCCTCCAAACCGCATATTAATTTCCCCAATTACAACCCCGTACCGTCAAAAACGCCGATCCTGAGCCCTGACAACGACTTGCAGCATCCCAAAAAACTGGAACATCCAGGAACATCCACCCCTGTTATCTAGAACGTTTCCTTACTGGCTAAACGCGTTTATAGGAAGCAGGCCCACATTACCAACACGCCGCAAGAATTTCGCTATAATACGACCTGCCCCCGACTTCGTCGGGGTGCGTCTGCCGCCTGCGCGGTGCCAACCCCCGGAGCCCCTCATGGAGTACGCCTTCCTTCACAAGATCTTCACGACCACCTACCTCGACAGCGCGGGCAGGCCCGTCTTCCGTCCCAACGAAAACAACAGTACCGCGGTCTGGCACAAGCCCGTGCCAAAGTACAGCGGGTGGTACTTTTTGAACTACCGTTTCGCCGCAAATGAAGAGAACATGAAAGCGCTCGCACTTGCGCAGCACATCGAGCCCGAAGCATCGCCAAGGGATGTCAGGTTTGAAGAGGCGCAGAGGACCAGCGAGGCTGATATGTACACCGACAGGATGACTGTCGAAGAACGGTCGTTCTCAAAGAAGAGCATGGTCAAGGTCCGTGCTCGCGCCATGGAGGCGATGGTGGAAAAGCTCCGTGCAAAGTACGGTGCCGAGAGCATGCGCAACATCGTGGAGGCGGTGGCCAAGCTGTTCGACGTGAGTGTCAGCATGGTGCGCAGGGGGTGTGAGCCGCCAGCCCCGGTCAAGGCGAAGGTCTCGCAGGAGTACAAGGAGGACGAACGTTGGAAGCACCTGCGGTGGGCAGTGAGTCAAGCCCGTGCCAGTGCATATCTTACCGACACGTATTCCCGCCCAGGTACAGTGAAGGCGTATGGGAAGTTCGAGCCCGTCGATGCACTGATCTCATACCGAGGGCAACGCTTGTACCCCGAAGCGTGCATAGTGTTGGGTCTGCCGTTGAGTTACGACAGGTTCGACGTGGCGGGTGGTGTAGAGGGTGCCAAGGGTGCCGTAGCGAGGATCGGGAGGTTGGACACGACCAAGCCCTTCGAGGCGGGGAACATCATGCTTATGTCTACTTTGGCTTCGCGTTTGATCGAAGGACTTGCAGATCAGGCGACATTGTCTGACGACTTCGGGAAGCGCTGGTTGGCGTGGTGTGACACTCACAATGTGGAGCCGTTGAGGCAGCGTGCAAAGGGTGGAAGACCGAAGGGTGCTAGGTCGAGGCCGAAGACCCGTGCCTAACAGACCCCTTGACAACGCCATTGACTTGACATAAAGGACACATTGTGTTACAATGTATTTGTCGGTGGGAGATCAACCTGCTGACACCGGGCTAACCCGGTGCGTTTACCAGTAAACGCAATGCTCTTTAGCGGCTTACGCCGCCTGTCTGGCTTCGTGTGTGATATACGGTCACATGCGATGTCCACTGATCGACAGCTTTTGTCAGTACCGGCGTCGGTGCCGAACACGCAGGTAGCGCTGCGTGTAACGCACTATTGGCCGGGGTTTTGCGCGTTTACCAATAAACGCGCTGGCAAGATACTGATCTAGCCCGACACACCTGCCTACGGCAGAACAAACGGGGTGAAGTTCAGTTCCTCGACGTGACCGACGGTAAGAATCCGATTGGCGCGTAGGCCGCAGAGGAAAGACTCTGTGCAGGTTGTTGACGATACCTAAACGTCAACCGACAACAAATAGCGACGACATGAGCGGGGATCCCGCGTGCCTAATCAGCACAACGCGAAAGCGTGGGGCGAGACCGTAGTCGCAACATCGCAGGGGGTTCTGCCCCCTGCCTAGAGCGCTTCGCGCAAATCATCCGCACGGTGCACGCCCTGCGGAGCCGGTGCAACGAGCGCTCTAGGCAGCATGTGCTGCGAAAACCGGAGAGTTTTGTGACTACCTATATTGGAAACGCGTTTTCCCTGGGCATGGTGCCGAGGCACCTGCTGGCCTTCGTGCGCCTGTCGGCGTGCGGTGAGCCCTCGCGCGAGGGCTTGGTGAGCTGCGTCGGCCATGCCGACACTGCAGCCGTGCTCGGCGTGCCCATGGCACGCATCAGCGTGACCTTGCAGCCCGGAGACGTGCTGTACGTCGCTCAGTTGCGCGGTGGGCGCCTGCCCGAGGGTTGCGTGACCCTGCCCGAGGGGTTCGGGTTCGATTGGGTTCGTGTGGAGGTGTGAGATGGTAGCGAAGGGACAGCGTGCCGGGTACGTGCAGGGGCTTCTCAGCCCCGTGCCCCCGGGGATCACCATGAAGGTGGTCGAAGACCGATACGGGAACGTATCGGTCGAGCTTGGCCAATCGGGCAGGCTTGGCGCATGGAGGTTCAGTCCCTCGGTGTGGGATGAACCCGAGAAGATCCGCGCCCAAGCGCGGGGCGAACTGGCTCGCATGATCGGGGTGCAGTGCAGGCCCGACGTCGCTGGCGGCGACTGGTGGGAGTGAACCGGGCACTGACGTGCCCACAACCCGCCCCTACGGGGGTATCACCAGAGAGTGAGATGAACATGAACATCATTACCAACAACCACCCACGCCCGCTGGCGTGCCTGCTCGACCTCCCGGAGAAGGTGCGGGCCGACTTCGACTACGTCGCCAAGGACGGCGACTACACCGCCCGGTTCGTGCAGTACAAGGGTGTGTGGTACGACGTGCTCGACGCACAATTCGTCACCCGCGAAGCCCGCCACCCGATGGGGTGGGCGATGGTCGTGGCCGAGACTTCGCCCCTGGCGAGCTGGCACATGATCGTGAGCGAGACGTACTTCAGCGGCGTGGTGTTCCGCTGGGGTGCCGAGGACACCGCCATCGTCGGACGGTATTTCACCTGACCCCGTGCCCCCGAGGGGGCTTGTTTACTGGTAAACATAGGAGCGACAATGGCTGACACATTTATCAACAAGCCATGTGACATGGCTTGGCTTTTCAGAACGCATCTGCGTGCGATGCCCCCGTGCCCTGGCAAGGCACTGACCGAGTGCCGCTCGGCCATCATCAAGGGTAACGAAGACTGCCCGGATGAGATCGAACTCCACTGGGCGCACAACCCGCTGGCCTACGAGATGGCCGCTGCGCATTTCGTGCGTAACAACGACGGTGAACTGGAAATGAAGGTATGAACAAACCCGAACTCGCCCGTGCCTTCGTCGCCGGGAACAACGGCACCTGCCACAACGCAACGACGGATGGGCAGACCTACTGGCTGCACGGGCACCCCATAGCGGTGAAGACCGATGGTGCGGTAGTTTTTTATTGGCACGGGTACTACACCGTGACGACGGCAAGCCATATGAACGAGGTGCTCAAGGCCCTGGGCGCACCGTTCAGGGTGAGCCGGTCAACCGCCGCCAAGGAAGGCCAGACCCATTTTGTCTACAACCCGACCCGCCCGACGGGTCCGAAGGACTGACATGACCCGCCAAACAACAGACAAAGTCCTCGAAATGGTAGAGGAAGGCTTGCTCGACCGCGACACGGTCATCATGGCTTGCCTGAAGTACATGAGCGAGGACGACGTGGCCGACATGGCCCGTGCCAATGAGTTCTTCATGGAGGAAGATGATGAAGATGATGAAGATCAGTGAATGCCCCCGGTGCGGGGACGACATCGACCCTCGCCGAGTGTCGCTCGGCTACAGGCTCTGCCTGTGGTGCGGGGAAGAGGAGGCGAAGGCCGAGCGCAAGGGCTGGACGGTGCTCACGCCCCACAAACAAGGCGCTATGTTCTTCACGTCGGACTTCGCACGCGAAGCGGCGAGGGGGATCAACAACAAGGGTGGGATTTACCGATAAACGATGCCCCCGAGAGGGGGCGGAAGGAGCTGACATGAAGATCAACATCGAAGTCACCGACACGTTCGGACACGAGCCGAACTACTCCTGGGTGCGCAGGGCCACGCTCGAAGCCCCCGACGCACTGTCGAGGTACAGCATCGTGCGACGTGCCAAGCACGCCGTAGGTTGGACGGGCAAGCGCACCGTCACCGTCGATTATGGTGACATGATCGAACTCCGCCCACACGGTGAGTGCACCGTGTGTTTCATCACCTTCGACCGCTGAGCGGTCTCCCCGGGCCGCAGGCCCACAACCCCGGCACCACGGTGCCAGAAAGGCGACAGACCATGAAGCTCGACATCAACCGCATACTCAGGCAGAACCCACGCCCGTTACAGCGTGGCGGGGCACCGCTCGGTGCCAGTGACCAGTACGACGGGCACATCGTGCTGCGCCTACAGCGCGTGCGCTTCGTCGATGGTGGCTACGCACCCGACGGGACGTACTGGGGCGGCGGCGCAGACGTACCGTACCTCTGGTGTGCGTTCAACCCCGACACTGCGACGGCCCCGGCGGCGATGGGCACACGCCTGTACGTCCGCGCATGGTCACGAGACGAGGCCAAGCAGATCGTCCTCAAGAACTACGTCAACACGCGGTTCGTCCGCTGAAGGAGAGAAGCAATGAAGATCAGAACCGCAGACCTCACCGGCCCTGCCCTTGACTGGGCGGTGGCGAAGGTATGGTACGGCCCCGAGTACGACATGAGCATTCCGCTGTTCGATGACGGTTTGATCTTTCAACCGTCTGTGCTGTGGCAGCACGGCGGCCCGATCATCGAGCGGGAAGAGGTCAGCATCAGACACGAAATCCCCGCGATGCGGGACTCTATTTGGCAGGCCCGCCCGAGCCTGTCCGCAAAGGGCGCAGGCGGGCGCTGGGGTGTCGGCCCCACGCCCCTGATCGCAGCCATGCGCTGCTACGTAGCCAGCAAACTGGGCGACACCATCGACATCCCTGAGGAACTTGCATGACCACCGACGACAAGCTGCTGCTCGCAGTCTGCGCCATAGCCGCAGCCCTGCTCATGCTGGGCATCATCTGAAACTGAAAGGAGAGAAGCAATGAGAACCATGACAACAACCGTTTATCAGTTCAACGAACTGAGCGACAAGGCCAAGGCCAAGGCCCGCGAGTGGTGGCGTAGCCGCTACGAGTTCGACGCAGAGTGCGTCATCGACGACGCATGCGACGTGGCCGAGCTGATGGGACTGAATATACGGTGCGAGCGCAAGCGCCGTGCCGACGGCTCGTCATCGTGGGGCCCGTCCGTGTACTGGTCGGGCTTCTGGAGCCAGGGCGACGGGGCATCGTTCAAGGGTATATACAAGCACCGCAAGGACAGCGTCGCTGCTGTCAGAGCCTACGCCCCGAAGGACGAAGAACTCCACCGCATCGCCAAAGCCCTGGCCGCCGCCCAACGACAGGCGTTCTATCAACTGGGTGCAGATATCAGGCAGTCCGGTCGCTACTGCCACGAGATGTCTATGGAGATACAAGTCTACAAACCCAAAGATGAATACTGCCCCGTGCCGACGGATGCGGAGGAGGGCATCATCGAGGCGTTGCGTGACTTCGCCCGGTGGATCTACAAACAACTAGAGCAGGAGTATGAGTACCAGTTAGCCGACGAGCAGGTTGACGAGGCCATCACCATCAACGAGTACGAGTTTGACGAAGACGGTAAGCGCGTTTGACAACCCCGGGGGCACCGCCCCCACAACCCGAAAGAGGAAACTATGAAGATCGACATCACCACCGCCGCCATGCTTGGCTCCCTCAACATATCTGTGTGGGAAGCGCGGATCCAAGACAAGACCACCCGGGACGAAGTCCTGGGCTCCAAGGGTGCCAAGAGCAAGAAGGCAGCATCGGTATCCAAGAACCTGTTCTCGGAGTGCCCCGAACTGGAGGCGATCAAGTCCTTGCGGGGCGAAGCCCGCATCTGGTTCAACTCCCGCACCCTGCCGTGGGACGACAACGGTGCACGGCTCATCACCACCCGCCAGTACCTCGACGTGACGACCAAAGCGGCGGAGTACGAGTCCAAGTTCAACGCCCTGGTGCAAGCCTTCCTGTCGGTGTACGGCACGGCCATCAGCAAGCAAGCCTTCGAGATGGGTGCGCTGTTCGACCGCAGCGAGTACCCGCTGGCTGACGAGGTGCGTGCGAAGTTCCGCTTCGGGCTGTCCCTCAGCCCACTGCCTTCGTCGGGTGACTTCCGGGTGGACATCGGCCACGAGGCACAGCGTCACCTCGCTGAGCAGTACGAGCGTGCCACGACCGAGCGGGTGCAGGCTGCGGTGCAGGACACGTGGCAGCGTGTGAAGACCCAGGTCGAGTGGGTGCGAGAGCGGATGGAGGCCGTGCTCAGCTATGACCCGGACAGGGTGGAGGAGATCAAGAAGACCGACGACAACGGCACGGTCGTGTCGGTCGAGATCAAGAAGCCCCGCCGTCCCAAGCTGTACGACTCGATGTTGGAGCAGGGCCTTGAGTTGTGCAAGATGTTGAGCGATCTCAACGTCACCAACGACCCGCGCCTTGAGGAAGCGCGGCGTGATCTGGAGCGGGCGCTGACCCGCGTGGACATGGACTCGCTGCGTGAGTCCCCCGAACTACAGCACGCCACCAAGCGTGCGATGGACGACATCCTCGACAAGTTCGCGCTGTGACCCCCGGGGCTCCGGCCCCTTTATTGATAAACGTGTTTAACAGGAGTGATCATGAAACTCAGCATCAACCAATGCGCAGCAGCTATCAACGCTGTCGGCCAACACACCACCGTGCTCATCGAGGGGCCTTCGGGCTCGGGCAAGTCCTCTATCCTCGGCATGCTCAACATGCCGACGCACCGCAAGGTCTACATCGACTGCACTCAGATCGATGTGGGCGACATCCAGATCCCGTCGGTGAACCACACCACGGGGACGAGCACCTTCTATCCCAACGAAGTGTTCGGTGTGCATGACAACGTGCCTGTCGTCATCTGCCTGGATGAGTTCGGCAAGGCTCCGAGGTCAGTACAGAACGCACTCCTGCCCGTCGTGCTGGATCGTCGGGTCGGCACCCGCCCGCTCCCCTCCGGCTCGGTCGTGTTCGCAACCACCAACCTGAGTTCCGAGGGCGTCGGTGACACGCTGCCCTTGCATGTCCGCAACCGCATGTCCGTGGTCAGGATGCGCAAGCCCAACGTCGAGGAGTACATCAACTACTCGCTGGCGAACAACGGCAACCCTGCCGTGCTGGCTTGGGTGACGGAGACGCCCCAGGTGCTGGCCGAGGACGACGACGTGGCGAACCCCGATCAGAACCCCTACATCTGGCATCGCAAAGACCCGAGCCGCAAAGCCTTCTGCTCTCCGCGCAGCATGACCGCTGCCGGTCGCGTGCTCAACGACGCCGAGCACCTCGACGACGACACCATGCGGGGCCTGCTCGCTGGCCTGATCGGCGCTCGCTCCGCTGCCGATCTGCATGTGTTCGTACAACTGGGCAACAAGCTGCCGTCGTGGAACGCCATCGTGACGAGCCCGCTGCAGGCCCCAGTGCCTGACACACCGACGATGTGCATGATGCTGGTGCACCGTGCGATCACCCGCACGACGCAGGACACGCTCGACCCGGTGATGGTCTACATGAAGCGCCTGCCGATGGAGCTTCAAGCCGTGTTCGTCAACCAGTTCCTGCGCATCCCGCAGCGCTCGAAGTTCGCAGCCCTGAACGACTCATTCACCAAGTGGTGCACGGCCAACAACTGGATCATGGGCTGACAACCCACCACAACCCCGCCCCGGGCCAGTCCCGGGGCTCCGAAGGAGAACCACATGAACCTAACAGCAGAAGAGCGCATCACCAAAGCCCGTGCCAAGATCATGCGCGACGAGCGCTTCACCGCCATCTCACCGATCTTGATGATCGGCTCATGGCAGGTTGTCGATGACATGCCCACTGCGGCAACCAATGGCCGTGATGTCTTTTATGGTCGGAAGTTTATTGATGAGTGCGACGACCGGCTGTTGCGCTTCGTCATCTTGCACGAATACTTCCACGTCATGTTGATGCACATGACGACCTGGGCCAAGCTCGACAAGGAGGACTCGCAACTGTCCAACATTGCCAAAGACATGGTGATCAACAACATGCTCAAGGCGATGGACCCAAGCGAGCAGTTCCTCACCATCTGGGAGAACGCTTACTGCGATCCGCAGTACGCTGGGCTCGACACGGGTGAGGTGTACAAGCGACTCAAACAACAGGCTCAGTCCAAGCCGCAAGGCGGCGGGGGTCAGGGCAACGGGCCCAAGGGTCAGCAGTTCGACCAGCATCAACCCGCTGCGGGTGTCGGAGACGGCGACGGTGACGAGGGTGAGGGGCCTGCACCTCTGACCGAGGCCGAGGCCGAGGAGGTAGCCAAGGCTGTTGATACTGCGCTGCGCCAAGGGGCGCTGATCGCAGGCAAGACGGGTGCTGGCATGTCCCGGGACGTTGCGTCACTCCTTGAGCCTGTGGTGCCTTGGCAGGACGTGCTGCGTGAGTGGCTGACCAACACCGCCAAGGGCGGTGACCTCTCGACGTGGGCGCGGCCCGCACGCCGCTGGCTCGGGCAGGATCTCTACCTACCGTCTCGTTACACCGAAGCAGTGAACCGCATCGTCATCGGCATCGACACCAGCGGGTCCATCGGGGACGACGCCCTGCGTCGAGCCCTCAGTGAGGTGGCCAGTGCCTGCGAGACTGTCTGCCCGCAGATGGTTGACGTGATCTACTGGGATGCGTCTGTCGCAGCGCACGAGGTGTACGAGGGCGAGCGGGTGCAGGACATCGCCAAGGCGACGAAGCCCAAGGGTGGCGGGGGCACGGACGTGCGCAGCCTGTTCGACTACATCGACCGGCGCGGGCTGAACCCCGACGCTGTGATCGTCTTCACCGATGGCTTCACGCCGTGGCCTGCTGGCCTCAAGCACCCGACGCTGTGGTGCATCAGCACCAAGGGGCTCCGCGCCCCGGTGGGGGAGACGTTGTATGTCCCAGCCTGATGGGCCCGTCCCCGGGCTCCGCCCCGGGCGGGAGTGGCATCTCGTCAACGACTTCCGTCCACGGAAGTACGCTTTATATGAGCCTTGTGTTACATCGGATGGCACCCCTACGTTTCAATGGAAAGCGACATTGACACACTCTGGCTTTCTCGACGGCTGGTTTGTGTCAGCGTTCTTGAACGACGGTGTGCTGTGGCAAGTCAGACTTTCTGAGTCCGATGAACCACCCTTTGAGAAAGCAGAGGTGTTATATGACGCAGCCTCGTGACCGCCGCCAAGCTATCCCGAGCATGGACCTGCCCAAAGCCCTGAGCCCCGGGCGGCAATGGCATATCACCGTAGGGTTCCCAGCGCAGTACGCGCTGTACGAGAACCGCATCACCCCGGAAGGGTACCACACAGTGGGGCCTATGTTCAGGCTGAGTCACGTCGAATCTCGGTCTGCATGGGTGCTATGGACCGAAAGCCTTAGAATGGAGTTCCCCGACAGCTATGACCCGCCGTTCGGTATCGCGGAGATGTTCTATGACGCGGCGAAATGACCCCGGCGCGGACCGGGTGTCACCCCCCCCAACCCCAACCACAGGAGCTATCATGAGCAAAGCACAGTTCGACAAGGTGATCTTATCCCTCGGAGGCAACGAGTTCATTGTCCCGAAAAACGCCGCGATGGCGGTGTTTGATCTCTTCGCAGGCCACGACGTGTACAAAGTTCAGACGTGGTACCAAAACAACTGGCAGAACCATCGACCGATGGCGATAAAGCTGGAGCCCGAGTACATGCCCACCATCCGCACCCTGGGCCCGGTGCAGTTCGCAACGATGCGTGCCAACGCCGATGCCAAGGAGGAGCACGACCGGGCGGAAGCCGCAAAGAAGGCGTCCAATGCTTGACCCCGAGCGCAACCTTAAAGCGTCCTACCACATCAACACCACTCCGCTTGACAACCCCGGGCTCATCCTTGTCACGACCTACCCTAAGTCACCCGACAAACTTCAGATGGGCTACTATCGCCGTGGGGCGCTACCCCGATGGATGATCGAGGCGATGGCTCTGCTGGACGCTGGGCACCCTGAACAGGTGTACAACATCGGCGTGCGAGTAGGGGAAAACTCGTACTGGATCGAGCCAATAAACACCGATGGCGTTGTTGACACCGACGAGTCGGGCTGATAAAGTCTGACCACCAATCAACGGAGTAGCCGTCAACCAAGCACCGACCCCGGTGCGCTAACCCTTCGCCCGCTGCTACTCAGTGGGTGCATCAGAGGACAACATGTTCCAAATCGAAGCTGGAGTTTCCATCCCCAAGGGTACCCGTCCGGGTCGCCGTGGGACCTCGTTCCCGTTCGCTGACATGGAAGTCGGCGACTCGTTCCTGATCCCCTTCGACCCGTCGGGTGATGAGGGCAAGAAGGTGGTGGACTCGTGGCGGCGCAAGGTGCTGAACGCACGCAAGAAGTTCGTCGGCCTGGAGACCCGCACCGCCGTCATGTCCGATGGCCTGCGCGTGTGGCGCACCGCCTGACAGACCCCTGACCTCATCACTCAACGCTCTGCAAACGCAGGGCGTTTTTCATGGCCGAACGCTCAACACCCGCCAGGGCAGGGCGTTTTTGTTGGCTAAACGCTTTTGGAGAGCACAAATGAAATACAAAATCCCCGAAGTCGGATCACTGTATCCGAATTGGTACAACAAACCCGCTATCGTTTTGGCTGTGTTTCCATACACAGGTAAGTACCCGGAATGGTTCACGCATGTCCTACGTCTTTCAGCACCGAGCACAAAGCAAGGCTGGTTGGAGATGGCGGCGGATCTCAGGGTAACGATGCCGGAGGCAGCGTGAACACCAAAATGCTCCGCAAGGCCCGAGCCCTCTGGGCCACGGGTAACCGACGCCTGGACAGGCGCAACCAGCTTGCCTGGGTACGCGCCATTCGGCGGCTTGGGAGCCGCTGGCTACTGGCACAACATGTGGAAAGGAAAGCGCCATGAGATACCACGACACCGAGTTTCCTGATGGCACCGAGCCCACTGTGTGGGCACGGTCCGGTTACCGTGCGCTGGGCACGGACCAACAGGGGCGCTATCCCGAGGCGGCGGAAGCCGCCACCGACATCGGCCAGGACGACGACCTGAACGCGTTCGACTGGGTTGCACTCTTGATGCTCGCCGTTGCGGTCGCTGTCACGGTGGCCGTCGGCGCTTTGACGCTGTTGGGAGGTGGGGTATGACCACGCTACGCGAAGCCGCCCAGCAGGCGCTGGAGGCGTTGGAGCAAGACAATCCGGCGGGACGCAGCGCCACGATCACCGCCCTCCGCGCTGCGCTGGCGCAGCAGGAGCCAGTGGCGAAAATGCACGTTGTTTTTGAGGACAACAACGGAGCGTTACGCCGCACTCCGGCAGACTGCCAAGCCTTTGGTGCCAACGGGCAACCTGCTGCTGTTTACGTCGGTCGGCAACGGTATGCGCCAGAGCAGGAGCGGGCCGATCCCGCACAAACCCCCTGCGACATCGCCGAGGACGGCGTTTGTGAGGTGCTTGACTGCTGTCGTAATTCGACGCAGCAGGAGCAGGAGCCGGTGGCGTGGCGCTATAAGCCAATGATCGGCTCGCCGTGGTCGTTGTCAGACGACGGCTACTACGTCTCATGCAAGCGCGACAAGAGCTACATCGTCGAGCCCCTCTACGCCCACCCGCCCCGTCGCGAGTGGCAGTCGTTGAGCGAGGAGGAGATCCAGTCAATCCACGACACCTATCACAAACGCATGGGCCCGCAAGAATTTGCCCGCGCCATCGAGCAAACGCTGAAGGAGAAGAACAATGGCTGACCTGAGACAAGCCGCCCAGCAGGCGCTGGAGGCGTTGGAGGGCTGCGTCAAAGCCCTTGACGCTTTGCATGCCCCGGGTGACTCCATCTACACGCGAGCATCTGACTCGGCGGACCGGGCGGAAATAGCCCTCCGCGCCGCGCTGGCGCAGGAGGAGCAGGAGCCGTACTGCTATATCTATGAATACGACACCCCATCCGGCTTACAGCGAGAGTTCTACTCCCGCGAGTACATCGGCCGTAAACCGGATCGCACGGTGCCCCTCTACACCCACCCGCCCCGCCGCGAGTGGCAGTCGTTGAGCGAGGAGGAGATTGAAGACCTGCGAGATGACCGTTATTTCAGATTCGCTCGCGCCGTCGAGGCCGCGCTGAAGGAGAAGAACCAATGATCCCGACCAACAAGCTGCGCTTTGTGGAGCGCGAAGTGCCGACATTCAGCCAAGAATTCGGCTGTTCCACTACCCGCACCGTTCGCATCCTCCAGCAGTGGTGGGAGAGCAGCGCGCACGACGTGCATTGGGTGAACGGTGCGCCCGGCGAATGGCGCGATGTGCCGGTGGAGAAGAACAATGGCTGACCAACCCGAAGCCCTGCGGCCGGCTGATTTTCTTGACGATCAGTACGACCCGTCGCACAACCTAGAAGAAGCCGCAGCCGAACTGCGCCGCATGCACTCCGCCAACCTCAAACTTGTCGGGGCCATCGACATGATCCGCGAGACGCTGAATGGCGGCACAGTGGACGATCTGCTCTACATCATCAACACCGCATTGGCGGAGCATAGGGAGACGCTATGAAACTCACCCCGTGGTTCCCCGCCAAAGTCAAGCCTGTCAGGGCGGGGGTGTATGAGGTCAGAGCCTTGGTCGCGCTGACAAAATGGTATAGGTACTGGTGCGGCAAGCACTGGTACGCTGGCGAGACCACTCCAAGCGGCGCAATGCACAAATTCAAAGAATTTCGCGCACGCGCTCCACTCATAACGCCCTGGCGCGGACTTGCGGAGGAACCGAAATGACCACATGGCACAAAGGACCGCCGCCTAGCATCGGCTGGTGGCCTGCGAGTGCATACCGCGACAAGGAATGCTTGCGCTGGTGGGACGGCAAGCACTGGGGCGGGCCATGCTTCAAGGGCGAACCCCTTTGGAGCATTGAGCTTGAAGTCTCGCACAAAGTCGTACGCCGACCAGACGAAATCGAATGGACAGACCGGCCCGCATCGTGGCCGGAAAGGAGTAAGACATGAGCGACAGAGAACTACTGGAACTCGCTGCGAAGGCGGCTGGGTTGCCGCACCAATGGTGCGACGCATGGAACATGATGGCAAAGCCTCGGCCTGATGGCGGGTTCTTTTTCGACAAAGTCTGGAATCCGTTGAGAGACGACGGCGATGCACTGCGGCTGGCGGTGCAGTTGGACCTGCATGTCCATCCTTCAGGCGATGAAGTTTGGGTTTCAAACCCCGCAACGTCTTTAGCAGAAGATGTGGTTTTTGAAACGTATAGGGGCGACCCCTACGCCGCCACCCGCCGCGCCATCGTCAGGGCTGCGGCTGAGATTGGGAGGAGTAGGACATGACCCCAGAAGACATCCTGCGCATGGCGAGAGAGGCCGGGTTGGCAATCGCCTACTCTGAGCGCGATGACGACGGATGGAGGGAGCTTGCCAACTTCGCCGCCCTCATCGCCGCCGCCAAACGCGAAAAGGTTGCCGCATGGATGCGCAGCATGGGCTACGCCACCGGGCATGGCGATACCATCGAAGACCTGCTGGACCACCTCGGCACGCAGATTGCGGAGGGGCTGCTGATGGAACGCGCCGCCTGCGCCGACATCTGCGACCAGCACGCCAGCGTCGAAGGGATTGCGCAACGGTGCGCTGCGGAGATCAGGGCAAGGAGCAAGACATGACCACGGACCTCAGAAAAGAACTCCTCCAACTGTTGATGGAGAGCTATGACAGAGGCGTGGCGGATACCATGGAAGCCGCCACTGCGGCGGCGCAGGCGGCGGTAGCCGCCGAACGCCAGCGCTGCGCCCAGATTGCCCGCGAGTTCGACCACGACCACCCGAACACCAACTACGGTGGGTGCATCGCCCGTCTGATTGAGGAGCAACCATGACCTACCTACCCAATGACTTCGCCCGGTGCGCCAGTGCGCACAAGCCCGAGTGCAAGAACTGCCTGAGAAACATCAACAACAGTCCCCTGGACCCCACTGCCACCCGCACCGTGTGGATCGGCCCGTGGGTACTTGATACACCATGTGAGTCCAAAATCTATGAACCCAGACCTCATCCTTGATGCCGTCGTTGTGGCGTGGCTTGTGGGGGTGGCGGTGCTTTTGTTCTGGAGGTGGAGATGAAGTTCTTTGCTCTAGCCGGTCTGTTCATATGGCTGTGCATTGCCTTTTTATATGCAATTGAAGGAGATCTACTCAAGACTATCGCCGTTATCTTTGGCGTGGTTTGTTGGATAGGTTTTTTGAAGGCGGTCAAATGAGCGAAGCGAACGAACCCCTACACCCCTGCGGCCTGACCATGCACCGCTGGCTCTGGCCCTTCAAGACCGACGAGGAGCGTGCCATCGTTGCCCGGTGGTTTGCACGGCAGGCTCGCGCGGAGCGGGGCCAGGGTGAGGAGGCGCTGTTGTGAAATGCCCGCAGTGCGGGGCCTGGACGGATGTGCTGGAGACGCGCTCGCCACGCCGCAGGCGTGAGTGTGCCAACGGGCACCGGTTCACCACCATCGAACTACCTGACAACGAAGCTGCGAGCTACCTCGCAGAGCAAGCGGCAAGACGTGACCGCTATCTACGCGGTAAAGCTAAGCTCATCGAGCTTGGTTATTTGCAACCTGACACCGACACCGAACACAATGGCAACACCTGAATCTAAAGTCAAGGCCAAGGCCGTTGACATCATTAAGAAACACAAAGCGTACTACTTCTTCCCCGTCATGGGGGGCTATGGTCGCTCGGGCATTCCCGACATCATCGTATGTTTCCGAGGGAAATTCCTGGGTATCGAGTGCAAGGCCGGGTTCAACAAACCCACCGCCCTTCAAGAGCAGGAGATGATGAAGATCCATCAAGCGGGAGGTGCCGCGATAGTTGTCCGCGAAGACACCCTCGATCTGCTCGACCGCTGGTTCTGGGAGAACACGTAATGGAGATAATAACGCTAGACTTCGAGACGTTTTATGACCGTGAGTACAGCCTCAGCAAGCTGACCACCGAGGAGTACATCCGCGACCCGCGCTTTGAGATCATCATGCTTGGCGTCCGCTGGCCGGATGGGTCGAAGGAAGTCGTCTCTGGCACCCACCTTGAAATCAAGCAGTGGTGCGATGCAGTGCCCTGGGACCAGTACGCAATCCTGTGCCACAACACGCTGTTCGACGGTGCCATCCTGGCGTGGAAGTTCGGGGTCAAACCCCGCGCGTGGCTCGATACCCTCAGTATGGCCCGTGCCATGTTCAGCGCCCGGAACAACTCCTTGGCATCACTGGCGAAGCGTTACCATCTGGAGGACAAGGGCACCTATGTCATGAACATGATGGGGCGTAAACGCTCCGACATGTCACCGGGGGAGTTCCGACAGTACTCCGAGTACTGTCTTCTCGACGTTGACCTGTGCTATGAGCTGTGGACCCTCATGTCTAACGGTTGGTACAACCCGACCGAGGCTGACTTCCGGGGGCCCTACCCCATCGAAGAGCTGAAGCTCATCGACCTGCACATCCGCATGTTCACTGAGCCGATGCTCAAGCTGAACCGAGACAAGCTGGAGGCGCACCTCGCAGCGGTGCGAGACCGCAAGGCGGAGTTGTTGTCGGCGGCGGGGGTTGAGGTTGGCCTGCTCATGAGCAACCAGAAGTTCGCAGAGGTGCTACGCGGGTTCGGCGTCGAGCCGCCCATGAAGATTAGCGCGACGACGGGCAAGACCACGTTTGCCTTCGCCAAGACTGACCCGGGCATGAAGGAACTCCTCGACCATGAGGACGAGCGCGTGCAGGCTGTGGCCGCTGCAAGGTTAGGGGTGAAGAGCATCCTGGAGGAGACGAGAACTGAGCGGTTCATCGGTATCTCGAAGCGGGGCGACACTTTCCCTGTGCCACTCAAATATGCCTATGCACGGACAAAGCGCTCATCGGGCGGCGATAGGATCAACTTACAAAACCTCCCTTCGCGTGGTAACACCAACCTTAAGTCGTGCATCGAAGCACCCCCCGGCTACGTCATCGTCGACTGCGACTCATCGAACATCGAGGCGCGGGTGCTTGCGTGGCTGGCGGGACAGGATGACCTTGTCCAAGACTTCGCCAATAACGTTGATGTGTACTGTAAACTCGCGTCTAAGATCTACGGCAAGACGGTCACTAAGGCAGATAAGTTAGAGCGCTTCGTCGGGAAGACCGTGACGCTCGGTTGCGGCTACCAAACGGGCGCAGGGAAACTCAAAGCAACGCTCAAGGCGGCGACGCCGTCGGTCGATCTAGAACTCATTGAGTGCGAGAAAATCATCAACACCTACCGTGATAGCGTGCCGCGCATCGTGGATCTGTGGGCACGGGGGGATGGCGCCATCCGCTCGATGTACTACGATGAGAGCATGTGGCTGGGGCGCGAGGGTGTGGCGTTGATCGAGGGCAAGAAGGGCATCAAGCTGCCTAGCGGGCTCTACATCAGCTATCCGCAACTCCACCGTGCGCAGGGTGAGCGCTTCATTGAGTGGAGGTACAAGGATGACACTGGTGTGGTAAACATATATGGTGGGAAACTTATTGAGAATTTGGTACAGGCGTTGGCACGCATTATCGTCATGAGTCAGGCGCTACGTATTTCTCGCAAGTTACCCGTCAAGCTCACCGTGCACGACAGCGTGATAGCATTGGCACGGGAAGAAGAGCGCCAAGCGGCGCGGGCTTATGTCGAATCCTGCATGCGCTGGGTACCTGACTGGGCACAGGGGTGCCCGATCAACTGTGAATCGAAGTGGGGCTACAACTATGGAGAACTGCATGACGACTGAAGAGATCACCGACTATGCCATGCCGATGATGAACATGGAGCACATGCTCCGGAAGGTACACGACCTGTGCCTGGAGCACCGCTACGCCGAGGCCCGCGAGGTGGCCTTGCATTTGGGCGTGGAGGCGCGTATCCTGTCGGCCACTCTCGCCATCATGGAGAACGGGCCCTTGGCCCGCACAGGTGCGTCCTCATGAGCTTGCCCGGTCCTTGGTCGTATTCGTCCCTCAAGTCGTTCAAGACTTGTGCAAAAAAGTTTTTTGAGATCAAGGTAGCGAAGAACTTCAAAGAGCCTGAGTACACCGAGGCCACGCTCTACGGGTCGAACTTCCACGAGGCGGCGGAACGATACATCCGCGACGGCACCTCGCTGCCCGAGGCGTTCGCTTACGTCAAGGGGCAGCTTGACACGCTCCGGGCGCTGCCCGGGGAGAAGTTCTGCGAATACGAGATGGGGCTGACGAAGGACTTCGAGCCCTGTGGGTTCAAAGACCCGAACGTCTGGTGCCGGGGCATCGCTGACCTGCTCATCGTCAACCACGAGACTGGTGTTGCACGGATCGTAGACTACAAGACCGGGAAGTCCGCCAAGTACGCGGACACTGCACAGCTTGAACTGATGGCGTTGATGGTGTTCAAGCACTTTCCTGGGATCAAGAAAGTCAAGGCAGGGCTGCTGTTCGTCGTGGCGAACTCGTTCAAGCCAGCGGAGTACACCGCTGAGCAAGAGAAGATCTACTGGCAGCAGTGGCTGAGTGATGTCAAGCGCCTTGAGAACGCACACCGCACGGGCGTGTGGAACCCGAGCCCTTCGGGACTTTGTAAGCGACACTGCGTGGTGGTGTCATGCCCGCATAATGGAGCGAACTAAATGCCGTACAAAGACCCTAAAGACCGAGATCACAAAAAAGAGTATGCCGACTTCCTGGCGGGTGGCGGTAGGGCAAAGCAATCCGAACGCCAACGGGCGCGGCGTGCCTGGGACAAAGAGAACGGCAAGGCTTCGCGGAAAGGCAAGGCTTTAGATCACGTTGTCCCTATCAAAGACGGTGGCAAGAGCAAGCCTGGGAATGTGAAGCTCAAGAGCTTCAGCGCGAACAGCGCACGGAATTTCAAGGGACCGAAGTCCGGGGGCTGACCCCGGGTTTGTCCTCATTCGCCTAGCATCGCAAGGTGCTAGGCTTGTCCGCCCTTCGGGGCTTCGAGCTTGACGGACTTTGTCCCTCAAGCGACTTTCGTTTGCACAGGAGAGAACATGGACATCAAAGATGTACGCCAACATGTCATGATCGACATTGAGACTTTGGGCACGCGCCCGGGGGATACGATCCTTTCTATTGGTGCTGTGAAGTTCGGCATGGATGGGATCAGCGGGGAGTTCTATACCACCATTGACGCAGAGTCTTGTAAGGCAGCGGGACTGAAGGCGCAAAGAAGCACCCTCAAGTGGTGGAGCGAGCAGTCCGCTGAAGCACGGGCGGCGGCGTTCAAAGGGGAACTACCGATCAATTTGGCCTTGACCAAACTGACCATGTGGATGCCCCCGCTGGACAACGCCATTGTCTGGGGGAACGGTGCCAACTTCGACAACGCACTGGTGGCCGCTGCCTACCGTGCACTGGACATGGACACCCCGTGGCATTACTGGAATGACCGTTGCTATCGAACGATGGCGTCAATGTTCATGAAGACCAAGGTCGAGCGGGTAGGCACCGGGCACCACGCACTGGACGACGCCAAGACGCAGGCACTGCGGCTGATCAGGATGGCGGAAGATCACAAGTTCGCACTGAAGTGAGCCATGCAAATCATTGACAACAAAGCGCTGTTGTTGAAGCTCCGGCACCCCGAGCGGGTGCTGGCTAGCATCCCGAAGTCCGCCAAGCTGGACGATGGACGAGTGCTGGTGGCGTGGGGCCTGGACGAGGCGCGGGTACTGAAGAACATCGGCGTCAAGGGAGTGCCATCCCCCATCGAGCGGCGCTACAACTGGCCCGGGCTTTACAAGCCCTTCAACCACCAACGTACTACGGCGTCATTCCTGACGTTGAACAAACGTGCTTTCTGCTTCAATGACCCAGGTACAGGTAAGACCGCAGCATTCGCGTGGGCTGCTGACTATCTAATGAACAAAGGCTACATCAAGCGGGTGCTGGTGATCTGCCCGCTATCTATCATGTCCTCGGCATGGCAGGCGGACTTGTTCAAGGTAGTGATGCACCGACGTGTCGATGTCGCTTACGGCGACAGACGCAAGCGGGCCAAAGTGATTCAGTCCGATGCTGAGTTCGTGATCATCAACTTCGACGGCGTCGAAACGGTGTTGGAAGATCTCAAAGCCGGAGGCTTCGATCTCATCATCATTGATGAGGCGAACGCAGTAAAAACAGCGACGACAAAACGCTGGAAGGCGATCAACGATCTCATTACTCCTGACACATGGCTATGGATGGCGACCGGCACCCCCGCGTCCCAAGCACCCACCGATGCCTACGGTCTTGCCAAGATGCTGAACCCTGAGTCGGTGCCGAGATACTTCTACGCATTCCGAGACATGGTGATGTGGAAGGTCACGCAGTTCAAATGGAAACAGAAGTCCAACGCTGCGGAAATCGTCAACAGGGTACTTCAACCGGCTATTCGCTTCACCAAGGAGGAGTGCCTTGACCTGCCGGAGCTTCTCTACACCACACGAGAAATAGCGCTGACCCCGCAGCAGATCAAGTACTACAAGCTCCTGAAAGACCAGTTCATCATGTCAGCAGGCACGGAGACGGTGACCTCGGTCAACGCTGCGACGAACCTCAATAAGTTGTTGCAAGTCTCAGGCGGCGCGGTGTATTCCGACGACGGTAACACCGTCGAGTTCGACATCACCAACCGCTACAACGTGTTGTTGGAAGCCATCGAGGAGAGCACCCACAAGGTGCTGGTCTTCGTCCCGTACCGGCATACCATCACGGTGCTGGAAGAGCGGCTGAAGAAAGACAAGATCGCCGTTGAGGTCATCGACGGCAGCGTCCCGGTGGGCCAGCGCACGAGGATCTTTCAAGCCTTCCAGACCGAGCCCGACCCGAGGGTACTGCTCATCCAGCCTGCGGCGGCTTCGCACGGCGTGACCCTGCATGCTGCCAACACGGTCGTGTGGTGGGGCCCTGTGACGAGCAACGAGACCTATCACCAAGCCAACGCCCGCGTGCACCGTGCGGGTCAGAAGAACCCCTGCCTCGTGGTCAGGCTCTGTGGCAGTGACGTGGAGCGCAAGCTCTACGATTCGCTCGACGGCAAGACCGAGGACATGGAGTCCCTGCTCAACTTGTACCGAGAGGAAGTGCTTGACACGGCCAAAGTTCACCCGTAAACTCTGAACCCTTCCCCACAGGAGGCCACATGGAACAGGAAACCGAGGCACCCCAGGTGCCCACCGAGAAGCTCGTCAAGGCGTACATCAAGATGCGCGATGCTCGTGCCGCGCTGACCAAGAAGTATGAAGACGACGACAAAGCCATCAAGGATCAGATGGAAGTCATCGAGCGCATGCTCATGGATGTGTGTAAGAAAGCCGGTGCGGACAGCATCCGCACGGGCGCAGGTACTGTGATCCGCAGTGTCAAGACCTCGTATTGGACTTCCGACTGGGAGTCTATGCACAACTTCATCAAGGAGAACCAAGCACTCGATCTACTCGAACGACGCATCGCACAGAGGGCCATGAAGGACTGGCTGGAGGCGCACCCTGACCAGATGCCCAAGGGACTCAACACTGAGTCGAAGTACACCGTGACCATTAGGAGGTCGTAACATGTCTGAACTGACTCTTTTCCAAACCGGCAACCAACTCCCGGCGCACCTGCGTCGTGGGGAACTGAGTGAACTGACCAAGTCGCTCATGGGCGGCGGCAACTCGAAGCGCATCAGCATCGAGAACAACGTATGGCACATGCTCGTCGGCGGCAAGGAAGTCGCCGTCAACGAAGAGCGGGCCATGAACGTCATCATCGTTCGTGCATCCGATGCCAATCGCCGCACGTTCTACGGCACCACCTACGAGAAGGGTGTCAAGGGTCGCCCGCAGTGCTGGTCCGACGACGGCGTCAAGCCGCACGACAGCGTGAAGACTCCTCAGAACCGCACCTGTGCAGGGTGCCCGCAGGACATCAAGGGCTCCGGGGCCAACGAGTCCAAGGCGTGCCGCTACAGCCGCCCCGTGGCGCTGCTTCTGGAGAACGATGTGCAGGGTGATATCTATGCCCTGAACATCAATGCGTCGAGCCTTTTCGGCCAAGGCGAAGGGCGCAAGATGGGCCTGCAGCAGTACGCTCGGTTCCTCGGTGGGCACGGGGTCGAGGTCAACGCTGTCGTGACCGAGATGCGCTTCGACGCCACGGCGAACATGAAGCTGGTGTTCAGCGCGGTGCGCCCGCTGACTGAAGCCGAGTACGACACCGTCATGCGCCGCAAGGACGACCCGGAGGCGGTGAGCGCCGTCACCATGACCATCGCTGACATGGACAACGTGCCTGCGGCACCGGAGCCCGCTCCGGCCCCTGTGGCTGCGCCGAAGCCCGTCGCCAAGCCTGCCTCTGCACCCAGCGCGTTCAAGGTCACCAAGGACGTGCCAGCCCCTGCGGAAGCCGTCCCGGTGGTCCGTGAAGCCAAGGTCTCAGCACCGATCACCAACGACGGACCCAACGTCAACGCGATCCTGTCCGCCTGGGGCGACGACGCCGACGACTGACGATCATGGGGGCGGCGGTGAGCGCCGTGCGCGGGGGTCGCTCGTAGAGGTCTCCTTCCCCCTGCAATAGCCCCGGGTTGCGCCGGGGCCGCCCCCACCCAACACCATGTACACCACAAAGATCATCCGGCGCAACGCCGACGCTGACCCGAGCCTGCTCGGTGTGCAGCTTGGTCGCCTGTGC